GATCACGTCGCTGCCGCTGCCGCTTACGGGCGCTTGGTCGGCACATGCGGATTCTGCAATACCCATCTTGAAAACGAGGAATCGATTGAACGCGGAATCGGCCCGGTGTGCTACGCCAAGTATTGCAGCTAGCACTTTTGTTGCACCAGGTTGCAATGTTCAATTGTTTCGTATAGGATTGTTTTTTTATTAAGGGCTAAACCAAGAGGGCTAGAGGAGAAAGTGATGAAAAAGGTTGATAGAGACACGCGGGCTGGGGCTGACGGGAAAGCAATCCAGTGCCCGCATTGTGGGTACCACTCAATCGTGTATCACTTTCGGTGGTACGCCACAAAATGCCAAGGATGCAAGGCAGATGTCTATAAGCAAGATTTTTTAATTCCAACTGAATGAGTGCTGGTTGGTTACCAGCCGAAACCGTTGCCGAGGTCAGCGGTCTTGGAAAACCCAGAGAACAAAGGAGACATGATATGAACCGCTACCGTAAATTTGAACACAAAGAAAAATCGTGGCGTGGGCCGTTCGTTTTTACGTTTGGAAATTTCCAGATTGAAATATACATAGACGAGTACAAAGGATGGGTCAGCGACAAAGCCTGTTTCAGCCGCGTTGTTGGGTTTGCTGGATTGGCGATCCACATCGTTCCGGATTTAGCCGCGTATCTTGATAACGAATAACGAATTGATAGTGACATGAAAAACACAAACCAGATCACGGAAATTTTCCTACCAACGCTGACAAGAGCCAACTGGCATGAATACTGTTTACTTGCTGTGGATGGCGACTGTTCAGCCGGTGCAATGGGAGATAAAAATAGTGCTTTACCTGTTCAAAAACGGCACATGCAATTCGTTGCCGCGTTTTTGAAAGCCAGCCTTGAATGGGACATTGGTTCTGCTTTAGATGACATTGACTACTTCGGGCCTAATAAACGATGGGAAACTCTAAAAGAGACATCGTGGCAATTGCGAAAGCTAGGTGTGTTTCATCATAAATGGCACGTACGTACTAGATGGATACTGGTGGAGCGAGACTGTTTGGAAGGCGGTAATTACGGCAACAATTGGCATTATGAGGACTAAACCAACATGAGAAACAATATCCCACTATCCGATGAACAGATTGAAGCAGTCTTTAAACACTACTTCGGCGCTTTTGATGTAACTGTCGATGATCTGGTCTTTACGCGAGACACGATTGAGGATTTCCAGACAAGCCGACAGAAGTGGAGAGAAGGAGGGGTGACGAGAAAGTATGTTCAATATCCTCGTGCCCATCTCCGTCGGCTGGATGCTCAGACGCCACCAGATGCGATCAAAGCCCTTATCGAAATCGGATCAGCGCAGTTGCGTAAAGGTCAACCTCGTACTGACCTGTGCATCGTGGACTTTGGCGAAGTACGAGCGTGTTTTAATTATTGAGGACTATAAACCATGATTGATTTTATGAATTTTTTTGCCGAACCATTTTTCGTTTTAGGGGTGGTGTTGCTACCGTTAGCGATAACTGCTTATTTTTCTGACTCTGACTGAGGGTATGACATGAAATGGAATGAAAAAACCGACGAGCAGGATGACTCTTATGCGACCTTGGTGGTGACAACGAAAATCATAGCTGGTGGTGACAACGAAAACGAATTGTCGCTCAGTGAGGATGATCTAAGCCTGATTCAATATCTCATCAATCACGCTATCGCTGACCTTACCTACGATGAAGGAGGTCAGGAATTGATTGAAGGCGAACTGGCACTAGATAATCTCGGTGATCAGGGGCTTGAGCATCTAAAAAAATTACGGGATGACTTGGTTGCTCTGGACGATTTCGATTGTTCACCGATACATATCTGTGAGACCGATCTTGCACGACTCAAAACGGGACGCATCAATGCTGTTGAACTGATCGAGTCAGTGAAGTTAAGGCAACAGAGCACTAAACCGAAGGAGGACATGACATGAAGCCGAGAATAGAAAATTTTGACGATATGGAAGAAGTGAAGAACCCGGACGGTTCGTTCAGGGGATACAAAAGCATTAACTTCGACAATGCTATGGCTGATTATAATCGTGAAGAAAGGAAAAGGTTCATTCATATGTTACTTGGTGAGCTTGATGGTTCGCCTATGGTTGACCCGCAGATCGGAGACATGAGCGAAGATGTAAGCATTGTTATTTATAGGATTCTGAAGCTGAAAAAGTTTGAGGTTGATCAACTGATGGCTTATTTCGCTCTGCGACATCTAGGCAAGACTCCCCGAAACCAAGCTATCAAGAAAGTCCTAGAAGATGAAGAGAGAGGAGTGAATTGACATGGGTTTGCTGAACGACATCAATCGAGAGTGGGATTACGAAGCATCCCAAATCAACTGGAGCATCGGCTATGAGTCCGATGAAATTGCTGATGATGGCTACCCTGTTTTTGTCGAAACCAACAAGGTCGGGTCCGAGGCCATTGGGGAAATTCCCGATGGGGAATATGCTCTCAGCGAACAAGCCTACGATTACAAAAACTGGAAGCCGAACGTAGAAAAAGAATACAAGGTTTGGGTTTCGCAGGAAAAAATCAAGGTCGTTAATGGCTATGTGGACATAGCCAGTGCCAAACGCGCTGTCGCGGATGTTCTCAATCAAGCTGGCACATGGCACTACTTTATCGAGCAAATCTGGCTAAGGTCCGATGGGACGATTGGGATGTTTCTGGCCGCTTAGAAAAAGGAGGAATACAAATGACAAAGCCGACGAAGGCTGAACTGAGAGACATGGAAATCATGGCAGCGGTTGATGGCGAGGAAGGTTTCGGCGGTGAAGCGGTAACTACTGCGGAACTGCAGAGCGAAATGGCGCAGGTGTTTGTCAGGACCGGAACGCTATTGCGAAGGATGGGCACAGCAATCCTCAATGAAAAGATTGAAGAAGTCTTCAGCACCATTTTGGACGTTGCGATAACCATTGATGATTTGGTATTCACGCGAGATACTATTGACGATTTCAAGGCGAGCCGAAACTTAGTCTGGTGGTGGGGGCAGCGCATAAATACAGCAGTTACGAAACTTCCTGTCGAAATAGAATTCGTGCAGGTCCGCACCCAACCGCCAGTAGAGAATGGTCCCATTCGTTGGAACTCACCTTACACCGATCTATTCGTCATGGACTTTGGTGACGTGCGAGTATGTTTCAATGATCGAGACCACAGGGTCAGCCTGAATCCTGAGAGTCTCATGTCTAACCCTGAATGAAGAGGAATCCAAATGACCAACAACCAACACGATGACGATCTGATCGATTCAGACAACGCTCAGGCGTGGCATCAGCACAACGAACTGTTGCGCCAGCAACAGGAGGAATCACAGTGCAGCTACCGGGAGAGCATTGAGCGATTAACCCAAGCGGCAGCGATCTTGGATGTATTACAGCCTCAGATTCAAACGCTGCGCACCGATCTGATCGCGTTGCGGGATGACCTCATCGAAAAAAACAAGCGGCTGGCTGACGATCTGGTGACGATTGCGCGCAACAACGGATTGCTCTAACTTACGGACCAATCAAAATCATCCCTGATATCGCTCATCTTTCCGGTCGCAACATCGTAGGATAATTTTTGCGATCCGCGCTGCGCGATCCAGTTAAACCGCGATTTCCAAACGATGACTTCAGGCGTGTGATCGTTCGGATCGTTGGTCCTAAACAGCGTAACCCCGAAGTCTGTCTTGGACGCCCAAGAATAGCTGCCAGAAATCGCGTTTCCATCAACCGGTTTTTCCTTCTCACCCTGCGGGTATTGCTTGGTGGGGTGTGCGACAAAAAATACCGTCAGGTTCGCTTCCTGCGAAAATGAAATTATTTTTGACAAATTGGCACTGATTTCCTGATGCTCGTTCGTGTTTTTATTGGTAGGTTCCAAGAAGTTATAAGGATCGATTAACAAGCCGTTGATACCCAGCCTGAGCAATGCATCACGGCTTCTGCGGATAATGGAATCGATGGTGGCGACTTCCCCGTCCTTGTTTTCCAAAAAACAAAACCGGTCGTTGATCCAGTCTATAGATTCACGCAATTCCTGTTTGGACATCCGTTCGGTTGGCCCTTCAAAAAATGGCTTCTGCGTTTTCAGGGCAGCCAGTTTCAAGATATGAATCGGGACCGGGTTTTCCATCGAGCAAACTGCCCACCGGTAGCCGTGCTGCTCGCTCGTGTTGAGCAACAGATTGTCTATCAGGGAAGATTTACCATGACCTGCCATGCCAGTAATAACGTATAAGCCGGGGGCAATCGTCAGGATTTTATCAAGCGATTTGAAACCCGTACTCAAGCCCTTGCCTGTACCACCGGCATCGAAAATTTCCTCCACCTGTTCCTCATAATCCTTGGCGCTGAACACACCGGCCAGCGGCATTGGTGTGGCCGCCTCGATAATTTCCCGCAATCGTTCCGGGCCTTCGGCGCACAGGACCGCGTTGGCATCCTTGAGTTCGGTGCTGAATTCAACCTCCCAGCATCGTCCTCGCCCTACCCTGCGGGCGATCTCCTGCTTGAGATTGTCTCCGGGCTGGTCGTGGTCAGTGGCAAGGATAATTCTGCTACTCGATTCCAGTAATTCCCTTGCCTCCCACAGGTAGTTGAACTTGATGCCATCATCATGCCGTACAGGTTTGGCTGGAGCGCCATTCGGTACACTCACCACCGCCACTTCTGTATCAGTAGCAGAAAATGCCTGCGCTACGCTGAGACAATCGATTTCGCCCTCGCAGATAACGAGGGTCATATCGCTCATGTCTTTGGGCAGTTTTTCAAGGCCATAAAAAGTTTGCGCTGCACCTGTCTGGGTAAAGGCTTTGCTTTTCAGTGAGCGCCACTTGATCGCACTCGGTTCGGCAGGATCGCCATAAGTGAAACCGACCGCCAGTTGTTCACCGGCTTTTTTATCGAACCAGCGGATGTCGCTGGTCACGCCGAAATTCTGATAGGTTTCCCTAGAGATTCCGCGAGATTCCATGAACTGCTCAAGCTCGCGGTCGTGTGTGGCACTCGGGAGTTCAATGACGTTGGGATGGCCCGGAACGGATTGCAGGAATTCATCGAGCGGGTCAATTAAGGGGCGCGGTTTTTCTGAGATTCGACCGCTGATATCGCAGTGATGGCAGCAAAAAAGTTTGGTCCCGTCAGGCTCGACGGTGATGCTCAATGTTTTTTGTTTAGACTTTTTACGGGTAGGGCCGCAGGCAGGGCAGAGGATTCTTTGGTTGTGTTTGGCGTTTTGAACGGCAAGCTCGACAGCACTCCTGCTCATGGCGATATCCTCTTTGGTGGTGTTCCTTTATCGATTGGTTCATAATCATCTGCGCGGGGAGATTTTTGGTTTTCTCCCTGCGCTTGGCAGCAAAGTCCTCGCTGCCGTTTTAGCCCTTTCCGGCTCCATGCTGGAAGGGGCTTTTCTTTCACGAATTGTAATTTCTGCTCTCGGGTTTTCCTTATCCACTCCGTCCCAATATAGGTGTTGCTCTCGCACTTGTCTATCGTTCTGATAAATGTATTTTTCCATCGCATCCAGTATGAGGCTGCAGTCAAGATCGGGCCGTCTACTGTTATATGTCAAATGAATTTCGGCTACCAAATCACCTTCCATCAGGTGTGTCAGTTTGGGGCATTGTTTATGAAAATCAGTAACGTACAACCTTGCGGGTCGAGACTTAATGAACCGCGGTTTCCCGCCTATTGTGACGAGTTGTCGTGAATTGGCCTTGCTGTAGCACTGCCCGAGGACGGTAAACGAAATCTCACGCGGGGCTTTACTTTGGGACTCAGGCACGGCTATACTTGGGACTGTAAATCACGCAACATTATGAATAAAATATACATTATGGTGAGACTATGAAGATCGAAAAGGGCGTTCCCTTGCCGCCGCGTTTGAGCGAGCGGGTTGAGGTCGGGCCGTTGCCTTTGAGGGAGATGAAAGTGGGCGACTCAATCCTCGTTCCTGCCGCAACGCAGCGTGAATTGGAACGAAAGCTGGTGTCCTGTCGCATCAGGCTGGCAAGGTTCTCACGAAAGCATCAGCATTACAAATTTCGGCTTGCGAAGGAATCGGAACACGGCCTGCGGATATGGAGGGTCAGTCGTGCCAGCGGATGACGGCTACATTTCGCCGCAGGTTCTCAATGGGTTCATGCACGATAGCTATGATGCCGGGGATTCGGACATCACTGGCACCCAGATAATTGACAGCGCCCGGATCATGCAGTTGAAAAAAGCGCATAAGGATGAGATCAAGAAAACATTGCCCTTGGCATTTTTCGGCGTGCTGGGCCGTGGCGTCCATGCCGTGATGCAATTCGCCACTTCCGGCGATGACACCATTGCCGAGGAGCGCATTTTTTGGGATCACCCAAACGGCCTACGGACCTCCACCCAGCTTGATCTGCAAATCCTCAATCCCGATGGCACGGTCATCGTCATTGATTACAAGGTGACAAGCGTCAGGTCGGTGCTGTTTGCGGCCAAGCATGAAGAGAACGGCATCAAGCCGGAGTGGGATCGGCAACTGCAAGTGCAGAAATTTTTCGTTGAAAAAGCCAAGGGGATGCAAGTCACAGAACTTTATATTCTTGTGATCCTGCGAGACTGGATCGCCAGTCAGGCGAAAACTCGCGCTGATTACCCCCAAAGCCCGGTGTTGCAATTGCCAGTGCCGATGTGGGAGAGCGACACAATTGCTGATTACGTGGAGGAGCGATTGGCGCTGCACCAACAGGCATCTTATGCCGCGTTGCTGCATCAGGATTTGGTTGAATGTTCAGACGCCGAGATGTGGGCGCAGAGTGATAAATTTGTGGTGCTTAAATCAGCCACAGCCAAACGAGCCAGCAAGGTATGCAGCAGCATGGACGAGGCCATCGCTTGGGCTGCTGACAACAAGTTGAATGGCGATCACGTCATCCAGCACCGCCTTGGTAAGCGCACTCGCTGTGAGGATTACTGCGAGGTCAATCGCTGGTGTTCTCAATACACACGATACGTGGAATCGCAAAGCCATGCCGACGCTTGAATTCGACATGCTGGACAGCGTGACCCGCAAGATTCTGGGCTTGTGGGGCTTGCCACAGTTTCAACAATCCAACCTGCGCTTGAGGATTGAAGGCGATCAGGTGGTGTTCACGATGCTCGGCAGACCGCTAACCCAAATACCTATGACGCTGTTCGACAAGCTGGCGGTTTACGAAATCGCCGACATCATCACCAAATCAATGAGGGAGTCAATGACGTGAGTGAGGACTACAACCAAGATCGACTGCTCGGCGCGGTCAAAAACATGGCTGACCTGCCAGACAAAAACAAGGTCAACATCAGGGGCAAGCTATACGCCGAAGTGCATACGCGAGTACAGGCGTTTCGGGAAGCCTATGGAGAAGATGGCAGAATTATTTCTACGATTCATGTGGTCGATGAAACAAAGGTATTGGCTGAAACAACTATTAGTGTATTTGTAAATGGTGCATGGCGCGTTATTGCCAATGATTTTGCCGAGGAGTTCCGAGGTAGTGGGCCAGTTAATTCGACTTCGTGTGTCGAAAACACACTTACAAGTTCGATTGGGCGCAGTTTGTCTGCCTGTGGCCTCGGCGGCGGCAACTACGCTTCCTTTGATGAAGTGCATCATGCGATCAACGAAAAAGCGAAAGCTCCTGCACCTAAAAAAACCACCCCGCCTGTAAGCAAAGTCAAACCAGCAGCGGCGGTAATTATTAGCGGCCAAAAATGGACGCTTGAGGACAGAATGATGACGATAGAAAAGAAAATTGACGTTGACGTTGACGTGACACTGGACACCATCAAGGAGGTGCTGGAGTTCATCTACGTCACCATCGTGATGTTTGCCCTGCCGCCGGAAGGCACTCCAGCCAAAGCTGGAGACCCCAAGACGGCTGCCGGGTGGATCGAGGAATTCACCAAACGCAACCGCAAGACCTTGCTTGAACTGTATAACCGCGGTTACCAGAACGAAATCAAAGCGTTCAATGAGCGCATCGAGCCTCTGAGACAAATGTCTGTCGAAGAGTTAAGACAACTGCAACACACCTATCAAACCACAGGAGAAACCACCGATGGATAAATTCCCTAGCAGTAATCAGGGCGGCATCTGGCGCAACAAGGATGCCACCACCAGCAATCGGCAACCCCCTTACAGGGGCCATATCGTCGTAACGGAAGACATGCTGAAAACGCTTATCGTGCTGTTGCGTAACAACGCTTTCCCGCAGGACGGCCAGAACCCGGACGAAGGACCGCGCATCAACTTGAGCGCGTGGTTGAACACGGCCAAGGAAGACGGCAGCAAGTATTTCAGGATTGCAAGTTCGGTGTACTACGGCAACGAACACAACCATTTATTTGAGGAAGGCGACGTTGCACAAACAACCACGGTCACGGCCCCTGAAGCCACAACAGAAGCAGCCGATACCGATTTCCCATTCTGACTTGCGGCAATGGGAATGCGTCCGTTGCGGCGCAATCTGGTCGGATCGTGCGGGAGAGCGGGGGCATGTGTTCCAGCAAAACGGCTGTCTGACCTGCAACTCAATATATTGGCGGGAGGTTAGCGATGGAAAGGTTACCTGAAACCCATTTCGATGGGCCGGATTATCAGCCCGAACTGGATTTCAGTCGGCTGACGGGACAGATCAAGCGGATATTCATGCTGATGTCCGACAGGGAATGGCGCACTTTGGCTGAGATTGCGAGCGCGACTCACGCCCCTTCGCCTTCGGTCTCTGCTCAATTACGCCACTTGCGTAAACCGCGGTTTGGCGCTCACACGGTCGAGCGTAGACGGCGTGGAAACGCTGGGCGAGGGCTTTACGAATACAGGCTTTTGCCTAAGACCCGATGAGTGATGACCCGCCATTTGCGCCACCGAGCATTGATCGTAACATCCCGCTGCCGCCGCGACGATTCCATGCCGGTCACCCGTTCGGCTTGCTGCGTAAGCTGGAACCCGGCGACAGTATTTTTTTTCGCGGCGTGTTGCCTAGCACACACGCTTATCGTGTGTTGTCGAACAGAATGGCCTACCTGAAACGAATGCACGGCTCGATGCTGACCATGCGTTCGGTGGTTGAAGGTGGCTCACGGGGGGTAAGAGTATGGAGGAGAGCATGATTGAACGATCCTTGGTAGCAGAATTGAAGCAAAGCCGTATCGATGCTGTTCAAAAAATTCTTGATCGGCCCACGTTGCCAGACGATATGCGGGCATACTGGGCAGATGTTTTGGAAGCGGTCCAGACTGATTTCTTTTTTGAGCTTCCTGTATCGTCTGAGCTACACGAAGTGGCGGCTGCAAAGCCAGAAGATTTGATCGCGTTTTGGGAGGAGGATCGTTGAAAATGTACTGGCTCAATCCTCCAGAAAAAAAGCGTAAGGAAGTACCGCCTTCGACAGTGAGCGGTATAGGTAGTGCCGCTAGGATCAGGTCTATTAAAAGACAACGATACGAAGAAATTGAAAAACTTTTAAGGGATTGGAAACCTATTAATCTGTTCGCCGAATACGAGAAAGAGATCGATGAGTTGAAAAAAACCCTCGATGAATTGATCGAAGCGTATGAGATGATGAGTTACTCAGATACAGGCAATCATCAGAAAGAATTCAATGACGTTCTGCACAGGGCAAAAAAACTAATCGATTATTAAATTATTTAGCTGATGGGGATCAATAGTGCAATGTTCCTGCGGGGGTGAAACCAAGGACCACAAGGTCCAAAGGGATTTGAAAGTTGTCGGAGAATATGTGCGTTGCAAGGCTTGCGGGCGCATCCATTGGCTCTGGGCTGGCCCTGAAATAGATCGAAAAAAAACGCCAATGGCACCAGTGTTCATAGGAAAAAGCATTAAATGATGACCGTGCTTGACTTGTTTTCAGGCATCGGCGGCTTTAGCCTTGGCTTGGAACGTGCTGGGATGGAGACAGTGGCATTTTGCGAGACTGATCCGTTCTGTCGCAAGGTACTTGCAAAGCACTGGCCTGATGTACCGATTCACGACAATATTGAGGAATTAGATGGACGACAATACAGAGGGGCAACTCAGCTTGTTTGCGGTGGATTTCCTTGCCAACCATTCAGTGTCGCCGGGAACCAGCGAGGCTCGGAAGATGACCGCGCACTCTGGCCTGAAATGCTACGAGTCATACGGGAGGTGGAGTCAGCTTGGGTCGTTGGCGAAAATGTTAGTGGCATCATCAACATGGAACTCGACACGGTGCTTTCTGACTTGGAAGATTCGGGTTACGCCACACAATCGTTTGTTGTTCCAGCTTGCGCCGTCGATGCCCCGCACAGGCGGGATCGAGTCTGGATTGTGGCAAACGCCAAACGCCAGCGAGGATCGAGCCGAGGCGTACACAATAGCAACATCCTACAAACACGCCATGACGAGCAAACTCGCAGAACGCCATCAAATCCATCTTTCCCAACAGGTGCGAGATCCTCGTCTGTGGCCGACGCCCATGAGCCACGAAGCGAGACTCGGCTATCAAGACAGGAGCCGAGGGAAAAAGGGTTCACAGGAAAGTTTAACGACAAAAGTGATAAACGAGGCGGGGGAACGTCAGAAGGTTCATGGTCAACTCAATCCAGCGTTTGTAGAGTTCCTGATGGGGTTTCCAGATGGCTGGACGAACCTGGAGGAATCCCAAGAGTGATCAATGGATGCCCTGATCGCACACCGCGTCTGAAGTCGCTCGGTAATGCTGTCGTGCCACAGGTGGTTGAGGCTTTAGGCAGATTTATTCTTGATGAAGAAATGAAAGAATCCTAAAAGTCAACCCTTTAGGATTTTCTTTCAAATGTACGAATTGTAAAAACGGGGATACGGCCCAGAGTGTGGTCCCCGCACGAACCACGCTGGGCACTTTTTAGTTACGCAATGTATAAACCTCTAACCGTTCCTCTTTACCTTTAACTTGAATTGAATCCAAATATTTCACCAACTCAGGCACAGCTTTGGCTGTCGCCTCGCCAATCAAAACATCTTCGGAATACTTTCTTGAACTGCTTTCCAAGCGAGCAGCCACGTTCACGCTATCCCCGATAGCTGAGTAATCGAAACGCTGCTTGCCCCCCATATTTCCCACGACTGCTGGCCCAGTGTTAAGCCCGACACCAATGCCTAATTTTGGTAATCCCTCAAGTTCAAGTTCCTCATTGAGATGTTCAAGCGCGACCAGCATCATGGCAGCACAAGTCACAGCCCTTTCCTCATGGTCGGGACAATCCACAGGTGAGTTCCAGAACGCCATCACACAATCGCCCATGTACTTGTCTATGGTGCCATCGAGGGACAGCACCACATCGGTTAAGGCAGACAGCAAACGGTTGATGAGGGTGACAAGTCCCTGCGGATCGTTGTTGTTTTTGAAATGCTCCGAGATAGGGGTGAAGCCAACGATATCACAAAACAGAAAACTCATGGTCTTGGTATCGCCGCCGAGCTTCATCAAGGATGGATCGTCCACCAATTGCTGAACCAGCTTGGGGCTGACATACGTTCCAAACATCCCCTTGATCTGCAATTTCTGGCGATATTCACTGATCATTCTCTGAGCTACACCCGTTCCACCGATTGTGAGGCTAGAAAGTACCGGAAATGCAGCATCAACCAGAATGCCTAAACTTAGATAGCCCCAGACGCTGGCAGAGGCCGCTAGAGCGCCGATCCCAATGACCCCTACTGGTACAACCAAAACAGGCAAATAACGCACTGACCACGCTGTGAAAAGGCCAAAAATCAGGACAACCAATATTTCAGCACCCAGCGCCCAGTCCGGGCGTACCGGCGACGTGCCGTTCAGCAGGGTCTCAAACAGGTTTGCTTGAACCTGATGCGGATGCATCCCAAGTCTTGGGGTTGAAACAACAGGGGAAACCCCGGCTGCGGTAGCCCCCACGAAGACGATGGTGCCTGCTAGGGGTTCTGGAGAAAACGTCGTGTTCCAATCGACCCACACCCTACCAGAGCTATCGGTCTCGATGGTGCTGTAATTAGGCACTCTAACGGTCTGTATGCCGCTCTGAGCGGCTTTTACTTGATAAGAAGGGTCACCCGCCAGCCCACGCAGCACATCCAGCCCAAGGGCCGGGTAGAGGCTCTCCCCAACCTTCACCAGCATCGGTACCCTCCGCACCAGCCCATCCACCTCCGCGGCAGTGTTGACGATCCCGGTACCAGCCGCCGCTTGCTGAAGTACATCAACATTCGGCAGGATGCCGGGATAGCTCAGAACGTGTTCTTCGACCGGCCCCATCGTGGTGACCCCGATGTGCCAGCCTTCCTGCCTGTCAGTGTCGGCAGTCGCTACCGCCGAGAGGAAGGTAGGAACTTGGCCCATGCTCTCGGCAAATTCCGCGTCCCCGCCGAATCGATCTGTTTCAGGAAACAACACAGAGTAGACCACTGCCACTGCACCTGCATCAAGCAATTGATCATTGAGAGCCGCCAGTTGCTGGCGAGGCCACGGCCATTGCCCTCCTTCAGCCAGTGCCGCTTCATCGATGTTGTACAGGGAAATCGTTTTGCTCTGGACGGGCTCTTTGATGGTGAGCAGCGCATCGAAGTATTTTAGTCTAAGGGTCTCCACCGGGAACGGATCGAACACCCGCAGCAACAACAACGCCAGCAAAATTGGGAGCAGGATTTTCAATTCTGTTGCGTGATGCTGATGGTTTTGTCGCAATTACTTACACAATTAAACGTAGCTGAGTAAGCCTTGTTGGTGGTCCCTTTTTGGACGACAGTGACATCGTAGTCGTCCGTATAAAATTTGATGAGCGAGGTATGTGATCCATTGCCTTGCTGGGTAAGCGTTAAATCGCCATCGTCTGCGCCGTACCAGAACACATCGGCATCTTTGTTACCCGACCCTTTCTGGATCAATCGGGTGTCGTTGCGATGAGCACTCCCGGAGTTATAGACGTAGGCATTGTGATCACCGCTGCCTTCCTGCGTGATCCAGATGTCGCTGTCATCAGCGAACGAGATAATTTTGGCGTACATGTCGTCGCCGGTTTGTTCGGTTTTGTATACGTTGTCAACACCTGAACCCAGAATCCATGCCTGATTATCATTGCCAATCTGGGTGATCCTTGACGTGCTACCTGATTCATCCATATCGATCACCGCGTAATTGTCAGTCCCGGTAACGGTTGTGATCCAGCTTTGATCGGAATGATTTGACCATACCGATTGCGAGTACACGACGTTCGATACACCATCAACTACTGATGTGATGGTCGCGTCATCACAATTATGAGTATTGACCAGTGAATTGTCGAAGCTGCCCAGCCCACAATAGACGCCCGTGATATTGCTGCTGCCAATCTGCTTGGTCGTTATGGTTGTACCACTGCCCTTGGTCTGAATGGTGATCAGGTTATCACCTGCATGTGCCAGACTAAGGAGACTGAAAAATAACGATAGTATTATCGCCCGCGCCATTGACCTCTATCTCCATCGGAACGCCAAAAGAATTTATGCTCAGGTAAGCTGCTGCTTCCTTGTCCAAGGCTATATCAAACGTGTTGGTTCCTTGGTGAACAAAATACACATACATCCCTTCGACAAAGGTATAAGTCTGGTAGGTCGGATCAAAACCGGGGATGATCCCGGTCAGTTCCACGCCCTGTAGCTCACCACCAGACGTGGTTTTCTTCTTACTGCCAGTCTCAACGATTGCTAATAAATCCACCAGAAAATCAAAACTTAACAGGTCAATATCCAGCCTGCTGATTTCCTCTTCAATCTCAAGAAAATCCTTATCCAGATCGGGAGCATCCTCAAAGAAATCCCTGTCGAGATCGGTCTTTACCTCACCGCTCTGCTCTGCCTCTGCTTGCACAATGGCAGGCGGCTTGTTGATGATCAGCATGTTGTCGATCAGATCAAGCGTGATGTTGCCAAGGGTGACGGCCTTGGTAGGCCGTGACTCAAAGGTTGACACCATCGTGGCCTGGAAGGGCTGGTTGAGAATTTCCGTCCCCGACCATGTGGTCACTGAAATCTCCCCCGAGGAGGTGCCATCAGGATCAGGCAGCAGGATGATCAGCGAGCGGCCAAGCTCGTCAACCGTGGTGGTGAAGTCCGTGCCCCTGATAGCGATGGTGGCACTGGGGGTGCGAATGGAAATGTTGTTCTTGTTGATCCTCGCCAAAGCACCCGTGATAAACCGGGCCGTACCTGACGCCATGTTCAGGGCCAGCTTGGTCTTGCTGGGATCGGGGTCATAGATGTATTCATCAATGACCACCTTAGAGTGCTCTGTTAACTTCAGCGTAGAAGAATCGAGAAACTGGATTGCCATGCGACCGTTGCCGGTCGTGACATCATCGAAAGAGAAAATATCGGAAGCGAGTTCAGCTAGGAATGCAGCGTCGGAATCCTTACGGGTGATCTCACCGACACCCTTTAACTCAGATATCTCCCCAATGCCTGCCGCATGGGCTGCACCAACGAACAGTAAACTTAACAGCCACTGGCGCATTGATCCACGTTGATGACGCCGTTGCTCGTTGTTGAAATGATGTTAGCCACATTGGTGCTGGCCGTGTCGGTTTGATCCACGTCAACATTATTTGAAGAACCGGTAAGGGATATGGTGATGTCGTGATCCTGTCGCCCTGATTGCAACGTATCGATATCGTTGCTGTTCCCTGAGACAGTCCAGTTGTTGATACAGCCGATGACGTTGCATTTGACGTTCAGATCGTTTGACGTGCCTGTCACAGCGAAATCCTGATTACCTGCCGTGGCTGTTGCTGCGTCACCTTGGGTGAACGTGAGCACGTTGCTGTCGCCTGTGGCCTCGAAGTCGAAATCCGAACTGGCAGAATCCCCGGTTGCCCCGACTGCGAGGGTAGCCACGTTGCTATCACCCGTTGCTTTGTATGTCCAACTGGATGAGTTGCCTTGTAAGATGCTTGCAGCGATGACGTTGGTGTCACCGATCTGATCCAGATCAACGGTCATGCTGGTGCCACCCAAAATAACTCTGGCCTGCGAGGTTCCAACCTTGTTGCTCGCCCCGATCTGGTCGATGGTCAATGTAAGGCCCGTTCCTGTCTGGGTTATGTATATATCGTTGTTGGCTCCAAGCACAACCGCCGGAACCAATAGCATCAACAATTTAAGAAGAACTTTCATCGTTATCCTCCCGCACCAGTTTAGCATAATCGAAGTCCCAGACCTGCCTTTCCAGACCTTGAATCACCAGCCCGTACACCGCCGCCTCGATAGCTGCTCTGACGGCATGACCCACCGGTTCGTTCTCGGTGCTGCCGCTCTCGATCTCAACCAGTTCAGTACCCTGTTCGTAGAACCTGAACAGGTCGGTGCCCCTGCCGGTGGACAGGATGGTTTTCGTGGCCGTCACGTTCAGCAACACTTCCCCGGTTTGTACCAGTATTGCTCGCAGAATTACCGTCACCTTGTCTTCGCGGTACTGGTTCATCGCCCCGATACCTAAGAACCTAGCCCCGTTACCACCGGTTCGCAGGTTCGTGTCGTAAAACGAAATGCCACCTTCAAGGATCAACCCGGCATAGAGCAACGGCTTGAGGACATTCTCCCCCTCCCCGGCGTAGGTCTGCCGGGTGTTCTTGATAAGCTGTCGTTCTCGGGTCAGGCTGTCCAGCCCTGCTCTTTCCACCACCGCAAACCAATTACCCCGGCCTGCGTCCTTCAACGCCTCAATCAGGATATCCACACCGCCTTGGGTAACTGCGGTGCTGAAGCTGGCTAGGTTGTCGTTGGACTTTCGTTGTCCCGTCTTGTCGGTGAAACTGTATACCGCCACCACCGCCTTGTTCTTAGGAGGCGGCAGGTTTAGTAACTGCTGGGCTGCACTGGGTACGATCTGCGGACCCTCAATACACGCCGTAAGAGAACTGCAATCTTCATTTCTTTTGCCCATGCCAATAGGCGCACAACCCACGGCAAGCAACACGGCTAACAAGAATAAGTGCTTCATCATTCACAGTCTGTCAGACACCCTCCGAAAGAACCTACAGGAATCACGATCTCAGTGGTTGAGATCAGAAGCCCGTCGAACCATTCCTCGATGGTGAGCGTAATGCTGGTTCCATCGTTAAGCCACGTAAGGATATTGCCTTCGAGATTGATTCTCCCGACGATGGGGTTCTCGCTTGTGGGGATGTTGTCGTAATTGAACAGCGATTCTGAAATGTCCTTGGCGAGTGTTGAATAAATCCTCGACTCAAGATTACGCAGGAACTTGGCAAGCGTGGTGTTATCCGCCTCACGTTCAGCCTCGTCCAAGGCATCTTGGATATCCGCAGCAACTTTCTCTGAGCGGGTTCTTTCCTGCTCATCAATGGTCAGGTAATGGGCCGATTGATTGATCCCGTTGAAACTAGGGCTACCGAACTTGTGAACCAACTCAGACGAATAAGATAAAGCCGGAGAAAGCACCAGCAGCAAACTAATCCTTATCCATTTCATTCTGTTCCGCCTTTGCTTCCCGCAATTCAATGACGGTATCGAGTTTCTGTTGCAGCCTTATGATGTCGTTGTCCAACATCCGAATCCGGTCAATGAGTGCCACCAAAGTAACATTCGCCTCTGACAGTTTCTTCTTGATCTGATGGGTGATGAATTGCCAGATAAAATAAATCATGTACAACAGACCCACCGTCGCCACGATAGGAAAACCGTACTCGCTGACAACATTTGCGATATCCATCAGTCACGCCGAGCATCGTCCTTACCGTCAGCCCGAGCTATCCTGCCCAGATCAGGTCTAATCCCCAGAACCGCACACATGGTTGCATCTAAACGAATGATGTCATGGTTCATCGTTTTCACACGGTTATCCAAGCCAGTGACGATCACATGAATACCGCTGACCTGCCCGATGACGCTTTCAAGAATGTACTTGATGGTCAGGAAAATAAAGAAGCCTGCAATCAATGCAATCGCAATCGGGAACCCAACATCAGCAATCAGATTAAAGGCTTCGTTCACTAACCTTCACCTTTAAACTTTTTGCTCTGTCCTGACGTGCCTGCGTATATTCCAAACACTGCCGCCATTGCCCCAACAACGACCGACACCAGACCAGCTTGTTCCAAGTTTGGTTCGTTAAGGGTCATAAACCAGATCACCACCGCGTACAGCAAATAGATATATACCCCGACAAACACGCGAGGAAAGATGCGCCAAGCATCTATGGTCTTGGCAAGATGTATCCATTTCTGGTACGGGTTGACTTTTTCTGCGCCCTGCAATTCACGGATCTTATCCTTGAGATCAGAGTTGTCCTTCATAATCTCAAGGAACTTACTGAGATCCATCTCCACTTCATTGCGTGAAAGATCGCCGCTGAATTGATCGCCCATAATCGTCTGCCCCGTTAATTGATGTAGTCGGACTGCTCGGATAACTCAAAGGCGGGTAAGTGATGGTAGCCAAAATCGATGAGACTGCTTTGAAATTCTATCGCATCCTTAATGCCGTAAATTTTGGTGATAATTTTAGGCTTTGGCTTGCGGATGGATTCGATGGTCTCATTCACCCAGACGAGGTTGTCAAGCCCCAGCGTGAATTCAACGAAATGGCCCTCGTTCATAAACAAGCCTTCGTAAAAATTGGCAGGAGATTCTGTGACTATCGACATAACGCCCTACTTGAACCAGCCAAGAACTTTCTTACCCACTTTATCCACCACGGCAACACCTTCGGTCAGAACCTTCGGTGGCTTGTCTGCAATACCCAGAGTGGCACCCTCGGTAAACCCCTTGGCAAACGCCTTGTCATCTGCTGTGGGTTTCTCTAAGTTTTCAACAGTCTTTGGGTTGATCACAACTTCCCCGCCAAAATCAAAATGAGGGATCACCCCGGAAGCCGAGAGCTTCATATGAACGTTACCGTTCTTGTCGTACCACACACCCACATCCATGCTCACACCCTTACCGGGTCCGCCTTCAGGGCCAGCCCACAGCGTGGCTTGGTTGCCATCCGGGTTGACATAATGCCACTTCATCACGTCGGATACCGTGACACCGATGTGCGCCGACACGCTGACTTCCAGACCACGGCCATCGTGCGTGTTCACATCACCGCTGACACCCTGCACTTCGTTAACGGTTTCCACATCACACAGATGATCGAAGTTCCATGAATCAGTACGTGCCCATTTCTTGCCACGGGCTTTCTTGAAATAAAAGTTATTGGTCTTCGTGACGCAGAACACGTCCTCGTCTGCGCTGTTGCTGACGTAATAACCCGGCGGTACTGTTTGTCCTGTAGTCATTTTATTTTCCTGTGATTATTTTACCGGCTTGCCGTTTTTTTATTGACATTTTCACGAATCCACTGCTCTGCGCTATCTTCAGAATGCCCTTCTATTTTTAACTGTTCTGTTATTTTAATCTTATCTTGTTTAGTCAAGTATTCTCCCATTGCGACTCTTAGTTTAAGTCGGGCGTTCTTTCGTGTTAAATCAATAACCTTTCTAATTATATCTTTTTGTTCGCTAGGTCTGTTGTTTAACGCTTCCCATGCAGGCAGTGCCATTATACTTTCAAGTAATTGATGCGCTGGTTTGCCAGCGTCTTCAACAAATTGCCAATACAAATTGTCGGGTATTTCTGTACCACTTTGAGTTCGTTGCGGCAATGAAGGATGGTAATCCAATCTGACCAGTTCATTGGCGACCGGATCGTTCTTTGATTCTGATGAATAAATAGGAGATATAATATCTGGACCCAATCCCCCGCTCAGAATGATTCGTTCTCCCCATAGATTGCGCCTTGCCTCAAGAGTCTCGGACCATCCGGGGATACGCGATTTAATCCTTTTCAAAAATGATCTGGTATCTCTTAACACAGGATCAACGGTTCTGGTGGTTTGAGCTAAAATAGAAGGTACTATCGTTCCGCTAAGATTCTGCAAGTAGGCAGTGAACTGCCTGTCTGGATTACCCATAGCCTCGAAAAAATCACCAAGCCCCTTAAAGAAAGTCTTATCGGTAAGGTTCTGGCTTATCGAAGCAACAATACCTGCCGCTATTTCATCTGCATCCTTATCTGGAACTTCTCCAGCAATATCGTGAAAATCCGCAGTTAAGCCAAACAAAATTCCCATCGGTTCAATACGTTTGTAGGAATAATAATGCTTCTTCCCTTCATCATCTTCATAAACATACGAATAAGGTTGCCAGCCGGTATCCAACATATCTCTGCGCGCTTTAGGATCGGTTGGGCCGGAGCCGGTTATTTTACCTTGACCTGCCATTGACATGATGAGAGCACCAGCCCCTGCCGCAAGCCCCATCTTAGCCATTTGCACATCCTTTGCTGCTCCTTTGGCGTTTTTCGTTTCCCGCATCATCAATCCAAGAGGAGTTCTTTCAGCGGCAAATCTGACTATGTTGGTTGGAGTTCTGACAAATGGCATGAGCATCCTAGAAATTGGCGCTTTTGCCTGTATAGATGTAATGTCAGCACTAATGCCTTCAAGGGGTTTAGTGAACGTAAGGTATCTGGCATTATCTGTGGCTTTAAGGGAAATCTTTTTCTTCAGAGCTTTGTATTCTCTAACTCCCATCCCTAATTCTTTTGCCACCTGTTTTATTTGATTTTTATTTTCAGGGATATTATTTTTAATCTTTTCCAAAAATTCCGCAAATTCTCTTGAACGCGGATTTAATCCAGCTTTAATAGCACTCCTGTAGGCTTGCGCGTTAAGCTCCATCCGATAACCAATCGACTTAAAATACTCATCAGAACTTATCAACGCCCTGCCGGGTAATCTTATGACCTTTCCAAGTGTGCCTTTTATTGCTCGTTCTCTGGGAAGCTCCAATTTAGAAAAAATATCGGACGGGCTTTCGGTGATAAATGCTTTCTTGGCTAAACCCCAGCCCTCCTGATGTCCTTTGAGCCATCCATAAAGCCGATGATTAGCCTCTCCTAATGTAACCCTCTCTGGAGTTTTTCTTATGGCACCAATTCCGGCAGCCAGATAATGTTCTGGGATAGACCAAAACGATGTTAATTCATTTGATAAAAAATTTACCGCGTGAGTTTGCGGTCCTGAAAGTAACCCGTTGATCCAAAACTCAAGCCATTTATCCATGAGGGTTGGCTTATTAAGCACCCTAGCCGTATTATTAAAAACCGCCATATCGAGTTCTGGATCAAGTACAGCAAGACGATCAGCTATTTCTTTTATGGCTTTCTTCCCGCCTCCAGCAGTCAATAATTCCTCTACATTGCCTTCACCAATTATTAGACGAAATTGTCTAAGCGCACGACCTGCTTCAGCAGCTAATCCAGATACCTGTTCTTGGATTCCAACATGGAGATTAAGAGCATCTTTTACTTTTAAGATATCAGCATCTAACCCGGTTTTTGAAGCTACTTTTCCTGCATTACGCAACCTAATAGCAGAAGCTAACATCATCATACGAGCACTTAATATCTCTTCTGCATTCCATGCCTCTCCTGTAACACGATCTAAAAGATCATCAACAGTTAAACCTACTTCTCGCGCTAGTCCCTTTAATTGATCGGTCGTGATTGTTCCGCGTGTTGCTTCGTCTATCCTACCCACGTTCTTTTCCGCAGTATCACGAATCCCCTGTTTTACATCTTCAGTGGTATTGTATTTATCTACTCGTATATTCCCGGCATAGTCATCCCCAAGAACCTCTCTTGGCGATGCCACCGGGTCTATTTTTGGACTAGCTTCGATAGCCTTGTCAACTTCCTTGATCCCTTGCTCTGTCTTTCCTTTCTTGAGTGATCTGAGTCCCCTAAAAGACTGAATGATAGTTGTAGCAAAAGCCCCCAATCCCATACCTTCAACAGCCAATTTGAATCTGGCTTCAGCCTCAGAATCATCTTCATCAGCTTGTAAATATTCCGTAGCAGGATTCTGTAAAGCAGGGACTGACTGAACCAAATCAGAAAGTTTTTGATCGAACGGATCAAAGACCGCCTGATCAGTAAGAACAGCCGCACCTTCAGCCTTAGCCAAGGTGCCAATAAATGTTTTTCCAACCCCCAAAACTTTCAACGCCCCTAAATACGGCACAAAAAATTGGGAAAGCCCTCTGGCTACCCCTCCTCCTGTGGTTTTTGCCGGAGCAATAGTAGGTAGGGTCAACGGTTTGAACGGTTTGTCAGTGGTTGGAAGCTTACCCTCAAGATAAGCAGCAGGTCTGGCTGTTAAATTAAGAATACTTTGAGTGGCATCACGAACGCCACCAACGGCCTGAGTAAGAATATCTTTTATAACAGAAGGGTCTTCACCGTTAGCAAGAGGGGCCGGAGGTTTATCTGGAGGTGTAGGTGCCTTATCTGGAGGACGCTCTAACTTTTTTTCCTGCAAAGATGCATAAATATTTCTTGCTTCCTCTACGGTAGGCGTATCACCTGCAATCTCAACCTCGCCAAGACCTTCTACACGAACCGTTCCCATGATTAACCCGCACTCCGATAAACCCCGTCAGCCGCTTTCACTAAGCCACCGCTTGCCTGCGCGGGTGCAAGGCCAGCAAGCAATCCGCCATCGCTTTCATCCTCTCTTGGCTGATTCCTAAGAGTTTCTAATATTAGTTCAAGATCATTAGCCGAAAAATATTTATTGACAATATCTTTTTCACCCTTATCGAGACCATCCATACCTACCTCTTTCATTTTAATTAAAACCGGACCCACAACATTTTGCACCGAAGGATTAGTTAAAGTGGCGACTCTGGACTCCAAGTATTTATAATGATCCGTATTTTCCTCATTCCGAGACTTCAAAATATTCATATCTGCCAATGTTTTTTGTAATTCAGATGGCGTTATCGCGGCTGCTGCTGGAGGAAGCCCCCCTAATTGGGCTTCAATAATACTAAGCTCCATCGCCAAGTCAGCTTTTTCAGCCTCTGAAGCACCCTTTAATTGCGCCAATTCCATAGCTTGTCTCAATTCGCGTTGCTTACCTCTGGTCTTTGCAACAGCTTCTCCGGCGTCCCTTAACCCCTGAGCCATATCACCGGCAGCAATGCCAGCCCCAAGGTTAACCAGCATCTGAGAAAAAGCATCTTGCCTTGCTTGTTCATCACCACTTTTTATCAATTCTGAATAATCCACTATCGATGATTTTCTATTTTTTAATGCTCCTAACGCTTTCAATAAACTGCTCCGAGAAATTTCTTTATCCTCATCAGCTTTAGCGGCAGCCATTTTCCTCTTATTTGCAATGGCAACATTGGCGGCATTCTGCTGCCGATCTTCTTCTTGCGCAGCAAGAATCTCAGGTGCTAAAAGAGTCATATCTTGAGAATCAGGGTTACCTGATATAAGTTGTGCAATATCATTTTCAGTCAATACAGGCGCTCCATTTTCCCCAGCAGCTTCCTCCTTCAACATTTCATCCCGCAACGCATTTTGCTTGGCTATATTTGCTCTTTGTTCATCCAATGAAATTGACTCTTCTGAAGCACCCTTTAATTGCGTAAATTCCGAAGAAAGTGTTTCAGGCTTCCCCCTGCGTTTAGGAAAACTAGACGTATCAATTAGTGAAAGCGCATCTTCAATTATCGCACCCTTTGGTTTGCCCTCCGTATCTACCAAGTTACCTCCAATTTTTGGCTGCTCCGCCGCAACAACAAATGATGGATCGACCGCAGCTTCCGCAGTTGCAATCAATCCTTTTACTCTACTGGGATCAAACATAGACCCTAGCGAAGCGTAAGACCCTCTTCCCCCTCTGGACAGCCAATCCAGAGGAATCTCACCCAAATCAATTTCTCTCGGTGTTGGCGCTCCGGGGCGGCTCTCCCATCTTTCTAAAAATTCTTTTTGAGTTTTAGCGTAAGGTCCCGGCTCGTACTGATTCGATTGACCAATCTCAGCAACTGCCCCAATTTGTGGAGGCATTTCTGTAACTAAATTATCACGAGCAGCATCTATTGATGCCATCTCACCTGCCGAAATAGAATCATCAGGAGTAAGATCATAGCCCATAGCTATCAATGTTGGTCGAAAAGCGCCTCTGCTTAAACTTCCTATTTGCTCTACCGTAGCTCCTAAAGCAATCGCTTCTGCTATTTTTTTCTTTTTTTCCTCTTCATTCATCAGCGGGAGCATCCTTGGAGGTTCCACCGTACTACCTTCATTCATCCTTACAACACCACCCTGATAGGCCATTTGAGTCTCAAATTGTGGTGGAAAACCGCCATTCATCCCCGGAGGCATCTGTTGAGGAGCGCCATTCATCTGTAGAGGCATTCCCGGAGGCATCTGTTGAGGAGCACCATTCATTGGCGGTTGCATTGGCGGTTGACCGCCATTCATGGCTTGTTGCATTGGCTCAGGTGGCGGAGCTAAACCAGCAATGCCTTCCTGTAAAACCTGCTCGGCCACGGTCGGCTCTGCTTCCTGCATTTGCTGTTGATACCGTTTACGCATATCAGCCCTGCGCTGAACCTCGGAAATCAACAGGTATTGAGGTAATTGCCCGCTGGGTTGTTCCGCTTCCTGCATCAATGCTTCATCAGGAAGACCCTTGACCATATCTTCCTGTTGTAAAATATTCATCAGGCCGCCCTCAACGCTCTATGCAAACCAATACCTGTAACCCCCGGAATGCGGCCACCACCAGCGCCACGAAATTGGTTATACAAACCTACCCCACCCAGCCCAGCACCTAATGCTTGCTGTATCCCGGTTGGGCCACCATACGTGGTTTGTGTTTGTTGCCCCATTGGGGCTAATGGCAACCCTTGAATCAGGTTACTCAAATAACTCAACTGTTCTCGCGGATACCCACGTTGTCGCAGGAAATCCTGATAACCAATATCCAAACCACGCTGGGCCAATTCACGCTGCCCCTGACCCATTGCCTGCAAATTACGGATTCGCTCATACGCCATACGCTGCTGCTGGCCGCCAAACTGGCCCAACTGTTGAGCCGCCTCCAACCGCTGCTGCCGAACTGCACGATCCTCGCCCAAACCGGCCATGCCCAACTGAGCCTGCCTGTAACCCTGCTCCACGTTAAACCGCTGGGCTTCCATATACGCCTGATTGGCAGCCTGACGGCCCCGCTCCTGAATCTCCTGCGCCGATAACCCGAGTCGGCCAGCCTCCCGCCTCGCTTCCTCTTGAGCCTGATATGCAGCCTGATTGGCCTGTTGTTCGGCTTGTCGCATCTGCTCATTCTGAGCAAATTGCGCCTGACCAAACTGTTCCTCCGCCTGACGAGCAGCATCTTCTTGCTGTTGAGAGGTAAGCCCCATCGCTCCGGCTTGCTGTCTCGCCTGCTCCCCGGCCTGATAAGCCGCCGTTTGCATCTGCTGCTGTGCTTGACGAGCCGCCTCGGACGTGCCAAACGCTGCTTGGCGCATTTGCTCTGCCTGTTGCAGAGCCTGCTCCCTTGCTTGACCTGTCTGCAAGCCTAATTGACCGGCCTGCAATCTCGCAGCCCTGTCCGCCTCAAAGGCTTGCTGGGCCTGTTGAAAGGCCGCCTGTCCTCCACGCGCTTCGATATCACCCATCTGTTGCGCAAGATTGCGCTCGCGTTCGGCCTGCATGATGGCCTCCCGGTAGCCACCCAAACCCCCGGCCTGTGCCGCCTGCTGTGCCGTACCAGACGCTTGAATATCCGATTGACGCTGCGCCTCCCGCTTTTCAATATCGGTTACCAATCGCTGAAACGGGTCCATGTACCGCTCAATAACACCTTCATCAGTTACGGAACGGGGATCAAACCCCGGACCAAACTGCGCCCCAGCAGGTGCGCCTGTCCCGGTGTACTGCGCCTCTAATTCTCTGGCGGTATAGTCCTGACCTAGTTCACGGGCTGCATAACCGGGGTCAAACTGACCGGCCTGATAGCCCATGTCCCGCTGACCGGCCTGATAGCCCTGACCCAACTGACCTGCGGTATAACCGGGATCAATATCCGCCGCCATGTAACCGGATCGAACCTGCTGCGGCTGAAACCCTTGGGCAACCTGCATTGCCGACATCTGCGGCCCATAACCGACTTGCGATGCAATATCCGAAGCCATGCCCATCTCTGGAGGTGCCCCAGCAGCCGCCATTTCGGCCATGCCCGCCTGACCGGCGCGTTCCGCTGCGGTGAAATCCGCGAGTCTTTCCCCCGGATACGCTTGATAAGGCCGCGTCGTTTCATACGCCGCCCGACCCATCATCTCCTGAAAATAAGGTTCAGCGAATTCAGGAATTCGACTTGTTTGAGTTGTCATCTCCTGTGTAGGAGGTGGACCGCCGCCGCCTTTACCCATGATTATTCAACCTCTTTTCATAAACCGTGTAAACACGATGATAACCATCCTGCTTCAACCATTTGCCAAAACCAGCCCTGCCGGTCACTTCAATACCTTGGCAACCGTTATCAGTTGCCCAGCTATTAAAGCGATCCATCATGTCCCAACACCAGTCGTTAAACTTTGAGCCACCCAAAAATTGCACCGCCAACATCCGCTTGCAAGGATAATCCACAAACTCCGTTGTTCCTGCCCCATCAATCTGATTGTCCTTGTCGAAAGCCAGCCATAAATGTTGATGCTCGTTTGCAATAGCCGCGTAAAGGGATTCCAAACTCCAACGTCCATTCGATCTTTCAACAGCCCGACCCAGATGATCCCGCACATCAAACCACAACGGATATATATAATTAGACGGAACTAACGTGATGGTGTGGGTTATTTCACGAGGGGCATTTTTCGGCTTGACCCGAGGTTCCCGAGGAATATCCCGTGGTTCAATCTCCAATTTTTGCGCCACTTCATTCATATCGGGAGAACCGTATTGCTGATGCGCTTAGGCTGCATAATACCGCCGGTTTTTGCCATCCTGACTTGATCCATCATGGTATCAAGTTTGTCCGCACCTGCATCGGAACTGCCGTCCCCAAGACCTGACACCACGTCAGCCGGGACTATGAACTCCCCCGGCGATACCGCCACCGGCTGCTGATTACCGATCATACCCGGCACTTGGTCATCCATTCCTCCCCCCTGACCTTGAACCATGCCTTGAGTCTGGGCACCCGGTCCCGTCACGCTCTGAAGTACCTGCTCACGCAGCATCTGAAAAACCTCTTCGCCGAATTCATTTATAAACTGAGTGATAATTATTTCAGCCTGCTCTGGAGGCAATTGACCCAGAATAGCCATCGCTGTTTGATCTATAAGCTGATCCATAGCCGCATTATCAACAGGCGCTTCTTGTTCTGGTCCGACTGGAATATCGGTAGGCCCGCCCTTTTGAAATCCTGATCTTCCAAGTGCTGCAAGTGCTGCCTCTAACTCTGCTTGTTGTTCAGGTGTCCACTCCGCTAAGTATGCGGCGGCTGCCTGCTGATTTTCCGGAGGTATTGGGGATTCCACCTGTTGTGGAGGTGGTGTCGCTGCCGGTGGAGGTGGTGTCGCTGCCGGGGGTGCCGCTGCCTGCGTCGGTGGTGGCCCTGCCGGTGTCGGTGGCGCCGCTGCCGGTGGAGGTGGTGGCGGAGGGGCTAGAGTAGGCCGTTGTATTTCAGCAAGAATTTCTTCCAGCGAACCGGAAGGTGATGGAGGTGTTATTACTGGAGCCGTGCCTGTCACATAATCAACAGCAGTATCAGTAGCAACTTCTGCTGCTTCATCACTGATGGTTCCGTTATCTCCATAATCCCGCTCGATCAGACTCCTTGCATCAGATACAGGAGATGGCTGTAAAGGAATATTATAATTTCCAAACAAATTCCCATATCCTGTGCCATAAAAACCAGAGAGACTGGAAAGATCAATATCAGCCGGTAATTCTGCGCCAGCGCCAGCACCAACATCAGCATCAGTAACGCCAACCCTTCTGGGTTGGAAATATGTAATCTCAGGCCCGAATCCGGGGCGTCCTGCCACAGCCAGTTCTTCCGGGGTAATGGTTCTGGGACCACGAATTCTTGCTTGGCGAAATGCCGCTGTTTCACCACCACCCTGCATCTGAACAGGGGCAGCACCTAGCGTATTAAATCCATTGCGCCGTCTGGCGTAGTTCGCTGGATTGATAGAAATAATCCCGCCTCGATTCGCAGCATACGAAGCATAAGGATAATCAGCCCTGCTTTGCTGGAATCCTTCCTCCATAATTCCTTCCCACTTCCTGCGCTCTTCTTCGTCTTCTAGCCCTCTTTCCCCAGCCGCACGAGCCATAGCTTCCTGTCGATCCATCTCAGCAAGCGATCCGCCCGCCACCCCCAAACCAAGCAATGATGAGGGCTTCATTAACTCCGTCCCCATCGCCGCCAACGATTCTTTCCCACCAGCAAATGGAGCAATCAGTTTTTCCCCAAAAGTCGCTGGCGCAGCCGTGCTCAAATCAGCCAAAGTCTGTTGATATCCTGCTTGCTTTGTTAACAAGTCTCCCAATCCTGATGCCTTGCTTGCACTAAGACCTGTAACATCAAAAGTTGTTGCAGAAGGATCAAATCCCATTTTAGTTATTCCTTCCCCTGCACTAGCTAAACCTTGTTCAGCCACAACATCTGGTGCTCCAGCGCCAAAAATCTTACCCCCGACACCACCCAAAATGCCGGACAGCAAACCTTTCTTAAAATCTCCAGTAGCCAATGTGGTTAAACCGGCTCCAAGCAGACTGGTTCCCATAGCCCCAAGCCCAAGCGCAGTGCCGCCCCAACTGGCTAACATCGGGATCAGAAACGGCAGAAAAGCCTCCTGCTGGCCTGTCACTGGATTGGTGGTCAGTTGACCTGTAGGAGATAACGCCGCAATACCCTGAACCTCAATCGGGTTCATGTGAACCAGCATGGAATCTCCATACCGACCATGCTTGGCTAAATCCTGAGCCACTCCCTGTAAGGGTGCGTAATTATTCATCATCAATCCTATTTAGTCTCAACACCAAATAAAGTAAAAGTCATATCTACAGCACTCGCATAAGTCTTAACCACATCTGCCTGTCCTAAACACATACCAATAACCGCTGTAAATGTCGTGTTTGCTGCAACAGACTTATCATAATAAAGAAACTGTTTGTCATTGTCCCCAGCCCCGGCAACATTTATCCGAAGTCTGAATGTAATCGCGCTTCCTGTCCGGTTGCAGGCGAGAAACGAACTAACCGTGGTCTGGGTGAGGTCTGGGACCGTATACAGAGTCTCCTGCGTTGTAGCCGCACAATCCAACTGACCGAGGACTTTAATGATGTCACTCACGAGGCTCCCATCAACAAGAACTGAAACCGTCGCATCGCCAAGGAACCATCCTTATCGGCCTGAGTCTTGGCTAACAACACATCGTTCTCTATATTCTGCAACGCAAACTCCACGGTTCTACGCATTGTCTGCTCGTTCTCGCTGTCATATTCCTCGCTGGGCGACGGCAAAGGGTTAGTTCTAAGCGATGCCATCAGCGTCTCCCGTCCTGTCTCATTTCAAAACGCAAATCACCCAAGCGCCAGCCATAACCAAGACCGCTACTTTCTACCCTGACAACCGACTCCCTCGCTCGGGTGCGTAAAAAATTCTGCTCGGTGCTGCTGGTAACCGTCGCTGTTGCCAGCGTCGAAAGGCTTTCCAGCGGAAACCGCTTGCCCTTGATGGTGACATCCATAGACGCACTGCCCGTATCACCACTGAACCTGAAATCCGGAATCATCCTGCTCATAAACATGAGCCTACCGCCTTCATCCAGTTCCACATCGCCCGACTCGATATAGGCCGTCATCGCAGAGCCGTCATCGTCATAACCGGTCTCATGCCTGTAGATATAATTATTATCATCGGAGGTGATAACTGAAGCCGCAAGCGGATAATCCCTTGTACCAGCCTCGATCCATGTTCCTCTGACCAAGGTGCCCACAAACCACACGTTCTCAGCATAATTAAAAGTCACATAATTGGTGATATCGGTGTTGTCTTCTCCTACCGGGTAATACCAAGTGACTTCAGAAAAATCCACATTGGTTGCCGCATATACCTTGTATGCCTGACCCAAGTTAAGATTGGAAAACACATGGTCTTTGACCGAACAAGGCACCGGCTGAACCGAGCCGTTGTAAACAAAGAACCCACCCCGATCCATGAAGTACACGCTCCCACGGGCATTGGCTGCTGCATTCGGGGAGATCATCGAAATGTTGTGGCTTAACAAATTAAACTGAAAAATAAACGGTGAGCCAACAAAGCGCATGGAATGAACACTATTATCCGTCCAGATCAGGATTTCCTGTCGGGTCTGCAACGCGCCGATAATTTTCGAGCCTTGGTTAATTCGCACACCGCCAGCGGTATTGATCGCCGTTGGTGTCCAGTCCGCTGCTGATTCTTGATCCGACCAGCGCACCAGCAATGGGTCAATCGTGCTTGAGCCGATATCATTCACGCCAAAACAGATGACATGCTGATCCACGTCAGACACCATAATTTGCAGCGCCACGGTAGGCGTGGCAGAAGCACCACTCAGCGTACTGATATCGACCGCCCTTGTGCTGGTGCCCGCACTGGAATCCCAGTAATACACCCCACCACCACGAACATTGGCAAGTAAATCTTCGCCAAAATTATCCTGATTCCACAGACGCAACTGGTTAGAACTGAGAACGCTGCTGGAACTGCCGAATGTTCCGTTACTCCACGCATTGGCACCCCATCCTGTGCCGGACACATAAGCATTCAGCCCGGTATTGATCTGGTATGCACCAACCACAGATGAACCGCCATTACCTGAATCACTGGAATTCGCAGTGACTTCATCATCGGAGGTGTCTTTAGCTGTAAAGGTATAGGTGCTGGTACTTGGAACCGTGGCAATCTGGTATTCCTGATTCAGCACCGTAGCCGTAATCAAGCCGCCCAAAGTTGCTGCACCGGAAAATGTCACAAAATCATTAACCACCGCCCCATGCCCTGAATCCGTTGCAGTGATGGTTGACGATCCATTGGTGGCCGAGAACGTGACATCTCCTGCGGAGGTGGTCGATCTGATCGGTGTCACATCATAGAAACTCGTTCCCTCGGCTGCATACAACTTCAGATGCGTACCAATGCCTAAATACTTTGTGGAATTCAGTGCAGCCCAATCATGAATCGACCGGCAAACACCCAGAAAAGCACTCGTAGAAAACTTCTCCCAGCCGCCTATTTTCTCAGGACGGCCTTTCCTGAAGCGGATTTTATCGGAATCAAACCAACCAGAGCCTGCACTGTACTCAGTGCCTTCTTTATTGACCCCCGGCTGGAATTGTAATTTACGCAGCGGCATCGTTAATGCACCCGCCCTCCGGGCCAGTAAAGTCCAACTATCCCCCCATTAGCCCTTCGCGCTGCCCTCCAAGCTGCCTGCTGTGCTGGAGTCCATCGCACCTCGGACAATGGCTTCGTTCCTGCGCGCCAATCTCTCTGTTGTTGTGGTGTCCATCCGGTCAACGGCTGACCTGCGCCCCAAGCACTTTGCTGTGCTTGTGACCATCCGGGTAACGGCTGACCTGCGCCCCAAGCACTCTGTTGCTGTGGCGTCCATAGAGCCGTGTTCCCTTGAGCCAACTGTTGCTGCTCTGGTGACCATCCACCCCAAGTAGCCTTTTGTTCTGGCGTCCATTTTTGAGGTATGACCGGAGCCGGGGCTGGAGCTTGCTCCCGTTGTGCCCAAGCTGCTTTCTCCTCTGGAGTCCACTTCTGTGGTGTTACAGAGGGTTGGTCAGCTATCTGCTTCTGTTCAAAATCACCTATACCGACAGCTTGATCTTTCGGCGCAACTATCTGCTTCTGCTCGAAATCACCTATGCCAACAATTCCATTTTTCGATGGAGATGCTGCAAACCGCGCTGGTTCTGCTGCCGCCTCATCTTGCATCCCTCCATACATCCCAACCCCACCACCAAGTCCGGCTCCTAATGCTTGCTGCTGCCCTGCTAATTGCTGCTGTAACTGCCCTAACTGCTGTGCCTGCCCCTGAGGCTCATATGCCGCTCGACCCATGATGTCCTGAAAATAAGGTGATGCTGCTCCTGCTGGCTGTAATTGTGCTGGCTGTAATTGCTGCCCTAACTGCTGTGCCTGCCCATATCCACCACCACCCTTACCCGGTCCTCCGGGGAATTGCTGGGGAGAAGGCTGCCCTCTGCCACCTTTGCCCGGTCCTCCACCAAACTGTTGCTGCTGCCGTTGCATTGGGTCTGTTCCCCAGCCACGCCCATACCTGTCAGTCCATTGACGGCCCCCGGCTCCCTGAGTAAATGTTTCACCGCCGTATTGCCGCCTTGAGCCGGGAGTCTCCAATCCTGAAACTGACTCACCCCAACCGAAAACACCCGGCTGGGCTATGCTGGTTGGAACGCCGTAACTACTGAATTGCTGTGGCTCATACCGCATCCGCCCATAACCACCGGGAAGCTGGGGCTGGTTATAAGACGATCCCGGCATGGGGCCGGGTGACCACTGATTCGTTCGCGGCTGCCCACCACTACCCTTGCCTGGTCTACCGGGAAAACCTCGGGGGGGAGCAGGCCGTCTGCCACCACCACTACCGCTACCCTTACCCATATCAATCTCCTCTAAAAAGAGCTAATCCCGATATTCGCCCGTGCGAATTATCTCTGCTAATTCCGTGGCCCTGTTACCGACCTGATCGGCCCACCGGCTGTCCAAAAATTGTTTACCCGCCTCTTCCCAATCGCCAGATTCCATTGCTTCCAATGCCTTCCTGAAACCTCTCAATCTCGTCTGACCTAAGTTAAAACTGATGTCTATCATCGCATCAGATCGGGCGTTATTCAGACCCGCAAACCACGGGTATTCACCGTCCAGTTCCTCTGTCACACGATCAATGTCATTTTGCAACAGATAGTCAACCTCATCATCAGAAAGCCCTAATCCTCTTGCACGACCGTTATCACCGGCATCGATATTTCGGCCCACACCGATGGTCGTGAAGTTCTGGCTGCACAAATAAGCATGACTTTCCACACCTTCATGCCGACGCAACATTTCCGTTAACCTGCTCATTCCTCTATCGGTGGCTCTGCATCCTGTTTTTGCCGTTCTGCGTCAACATCACGGTAATACTCAACTATCGATAAAACCTGTTTTATATACCTTTGAATCTGTGCCATGTTGTTGCTGATATTTTCGTAACCTTTGGTGGTCAGCGAATACCAAGCATTTACTGGGGCTTCGCCAGCCTTCAGGTCGTTCAAATACTCTTCCATCGTATCCGGCGTCAAAATCTTCCATTCGACCGGCATACTCTTTATTCTTGGCGGCAATGGCGGGTGGTACATAGGAGCCGGTTTCTCGATGGTCACCACCTCGACGGGCCGCACCTCCGGCGGACGAAATGCCGTGGTACAACCGCTGCAAATGACCAGCAGAACCAAAGCCAAGACTTTCATGTTTAACCTTCCGTTTCTGCATTAAACTGATCCGGGTTCGTTAAATCTTCAAGCTCTTTGAAAACGGCTGCCGTACCACGATTGACAACTTTCTCAATCAATCCCGGCTTACGCAACGACAACATATCAAGATCGTGACGAGCGAATTTCTCGCGTAATTCATCGATCTTTTCTGTTGCCTGATTGTTAGCCATCGTCAATAATTCAATACGAGCATCTGATGTCTTCTTGTTTTCAACCGCTTTTTCGATCTGCTCGTTCTGGGTTTGAACCGCGTTCTCAAGGCGTAACTGATTGTCCATCGCTGTTTGCAACTGCGTTGCCATAGCCATCTTCTCAGCTTCTGACTTGTCGTAGTAGAGCTTGAAGCCTCCCGACAGCATCACCAAAGCAATTCCTAACGCAATGGACAATTTGAATCCCATTCTCTAACCGCTCTTTTCTTTTGCCTTCCCAATGTTCAGGGCTAAAACATCGATCAGCTTATACAATTTGCCAATCCACACGTCATCTTTAGGTGTTGGTGTCACAGCCGCAATAAAGCTGGCGAGACATACAATCCCCGTGACAACCGATACCAAAGTAATGATTAAATCAAACATTGCTCACCTCTAATTAACAGTTTTCTTATCGCTGTCTTGAACATTCCAAACGTTCAGATTAGCCGCCACCGTGCGGCGCTCACCTTCGCCTTCAAACGGATAGACCATGTGCTGAAGCCAGCTTGGAAACATCAAGAACTTACCCACTTCCGGCTTGATCACGAACGACTGGGGAGGCCGTAACCGCTCCACATCAATCAAGGAATTGATCCCGTAATTGAAAGCCAAGCACCCATCGGCATTCCCGCTGGAGTTATACAGCGAATACTCAGGACTCCCAGCAGTAGGCTGATCCAGTATCTGCTGTGGAACCTTCGTCCACGAAGTCGTAGAAATCCCCGTGATTGTCTTGGTGCCATGATCATGGATCGGGTTATAGTCACGTTCGTAACTATGCACCGACCAAAGTTCGTCGATACCTATTTGACGATCACTGGTCGCTTGATTGCCAGTGATGCTATTGAAATGCTTTAGATAATCGATAGCCAAAATAGCCGACATCTGACAAAAATCAGCCAACCGCTCGTCGGTATGATCCATCGTCAATTGCTGCCCGTGACCGATCTGTCCAACCAATGTGCCTGCGTGAGAGATTCGATCCTGCTCCTGCATCAACTCATCCAAATAGGCATTGAGTCCCGTGACCATACCGTCTGGCATCCATGCCTCCAAAAGAAACACGGATGGCAGCGTGTGTAATTCGTATTTCTGCTCCATTACGATGGGATCGAAAAGCTCTCATCAGCGGTCGGCGGAACCACCGGACTGGTGATCACCGAATCCACCTGACTGGCAAACACCTCATCCCAATGCGAAATAGGCATTAAAGCCTCGATCTCGCTCTTCGTCCATGAACCTTTCGCTTTTTTGGCGAAGTTCACCGTACCATCAGAATCTGTCGCTTCTACGGTCTTTGAGAAAGTGGAAGTGTAATAGGTCGCATCGCCTTCGCTGTCGTTCTCGTAAGTCGCAGATACATTCCATTTCTCAACCTTGCTGCTCTTACTGTACGGAATAGCCTTTAACGTCTTTGTTACAGCCATCATTCATCCTCCTCTTCAAGTTTCTTAATCTTTGCTGAAAGCTCCTGAACCGCTTTAACCAACATCGGAACTAAAGCCCCATCTCCGATGTGCTGTACCCCATCGCTCGCAGTATTCCACATATCAAAGCCTTCTTTTACTTCCGGGTGATTATCAATCACTGCTTTAACTTCTTGAGCGACAAACCCGTGATTGACTGTCCCGTAATCATGTCCAAGACATGGCTCATCAGAACCTTCTTGATAACCGGGAAAATCCGATGGCACATCCTTGGCCTTTCTGAAGTTGTATGTAACTGGCCGCAAATCGTTGATAAAAGATAACCCTGCCGCAGCAGGTTCAATATTCTCTTTCAACCGTTCGTCCGAAGCCGCCGTCCAAGACGTTGTTGAACCGTTCAAAGCTATAGTCAGCGTGTTGCCAGCCTGCCCAAACCGGACACTATCATTTCCGCCACTCGCAACATTTCGACCAATGACAATCTGTCCTTCAGCAGTCGAGCCATCAACATTCACACCTTGGCCAATCAATACGTTATAAGCCCCGGTTGTTAAAGCTTGTCCTGTAGCCTGACCTAGACCAACATTCGATGTACCGGTCGTTACGGCTCCTAAAGAATCTTTACCCACAGCGGTATTGTTACTGGCTGTCGTGTTGGCGTCCAAACTCTGATAACCAACCGCCGTATTTGAGTCTCCGGTGGTCGCGGCATCCATCGCATTCGCGCCGATAGCAACATTGTTTGCTCCTGTCGTGATTGCATTCGCTGCAGAAGCACCTACCGCTGTATTATATGCTCCGGCAGCCGTTCTCAGCGCATCATTACCAATAGCCGTGTTTGCATTTACAGTTGTCGCTGTACTTAAAGCGCCTTGGCCTAAAGCGGTATTGTAATTTCCCGTCGTTATGGCCACACCAGCCTGATAGCCAACTGCTGTATTGTCATTACCCGTCGCAACTTTAAGTGCTTCAAAGCCGACCGCCGTACCTGTCGTTCCGGTGGTCATTGTAAGCAATGCTGCATTACCCACTGCCGTATGACCTGATGCTGTAGTGACAGCACGTCCAGCCTTCGTTCCGATAAAAGTATTATTAGTCCCCGTCGTTACAGCTTCCCCGGAATAAGCCCCCACGGAGACATTATTGGTTCCTGTCGTATTGGCTGTTAGGGCATTTTTACCAACAGCCGTAACATCATCGGCTTGGTTGGCATCCAAGGCATAAGCCCCGACCGCTGTATTACCTGCTCCCGTACTTGCCAATAAAGCAGATGACCCTACTGCCGTGTTATCGCTGCCAGTTGTTACTGCACCTAATGCATTGTCACCAATCGCGGTGTTGTCGCTACCGGTGGTTATAGCGTCACCTGAATAAGCACCTACTGCGGTGTTATCAACTCCACTGGTAAGAGCATTTAAAGAACTTCTGCCAATGGCAACATTGTCGTCTGCTTCGGTGGCTGTGGTTAATGCATTGTTTCCTATCGCAGTGTTGCCGGTTCCGGTGGTGTTGGCATACATTGCATTTCTGCCGACTACCGTATTTCTGGCCCCGGTCGTGTTCGATGCCAAACAATCATCGCCAACAGCGACCAAATGATTACCTGTGGTGTTGGCAAGCAAAGCATTTGACCCGACAGCGGTGTTATTACTTGCTGTCGTGTTGGCTCCGCCTGCGTTGTCTCCTATGAAGGTGTTGTCAGAACCTGTGGTATTCGCATCGCCTGCGGCATTACCAAATAGAGTGTTATCGGTTCCTGTACTGACCGCAACCCCAGCCTGATACCCTACTGCTGTATTGTCATTACCCGTCGCAACTTTCAGTGCCTCAAAACCTACCGCCGTTCCATTCGTTCCGGTGGTTATCGTAGACAAAGCAGACATTCCCATAGCCACAAGACCTGATCCGGTTGTAACAGCACCTAAAGAATTCCGACCAACAGCCGTCAACTGCGTTCCGGTGGTGCAGGCATCCATACTTTGATAACCAACCGCAGTATTGCTGCTGCCTAAATTCGCCTTCAAAGCCTCATTCCCGACTGCTACACATGCCTCGCCGGTCGCCATAAGACTTAAAGCGTCCTTACCTATCGCAACATGCTCTGGGCCCGTGGTTGAAGTTACTAAAGCGCCCTGCCCGATAGCCGTATTGCCCGCAGCCGTAGTTAGGGCTCCTCCAGCGTCTTTACCAACCAGTGTGTTATTAGCCCCGGTACTCAAAGCATCCCCGGCTGCAGAACCGATTATGGTGCAATTAGCTGCAGTGCTTACGGCTACACCTGCTTGGTAGCCAACTGCTGTGTTGTTATTCCCGGTAGCTACCTTGAGCGCCTCAAAGCCTACCGCCGTTCCGGTTGTACCGGTGGACATCGTAAGCAATGCCGAAGAACCCACCGCCGTATGGCCTGAAGCCGTAGAAACGGCCCCTCCGGCATTGTCTCCGACAAAAGTATTATCCGATCCTGTGGTTACAGCATCACCCGCTGCATAACCCACCGCCGTGTTATCGGTTCCCGTGGAATTGGCTTTAAGCGTGTCGGTCCCGACTGCCGTGTTATCGGCAGCGGTCGTGGCTACCAATAAAGCCGAAGAACCAATAGCGACGCTGTTGCTGCCCGTGGTTAATGCGCCCCCGGCATTGTCTCCCACAGCGGTGTTGTCGGAACCCGTGGTTGCTGCATCAAGTGCCGCTTCACCGATAGCTACATTGTCAGTACCGGTCGTTAACGCCGTGCCTAAAGAACCACTACCTAAACCAATGTTTCCAGTACCTCCCGTGAGGTCTAACACATCGGTTACCGCCGCGCCTGCGCCCGCACCGTCAGCCACAACCATCTTGATTCCGCCATTGGGGATCACGACATTAGCGCCCGTGCCTTGGCTGATTGAAACCGCGTAACCAGCCGAGTTCTGGATAACCCAGACTTTATTCACCGTGTTAGGTGCGAGGGTGACGGTGTTAAGAGCAGTGGTAGACCCTGTTAAAGTCATGACCATCGCTCGGGCCGCGTCGGACGTTCCATCAGCTATCGTGATCGTGTGCGTCGTTCCCGTGATGCCTTCTGAACCGCTACCAAAGGCTTCGCCTATCAACTCTAAGTTGGTGTTGGTGCTGTCTCCCCAAGTCCCTGACTCATCGCCGGTAGCGATTTCTTTTAATCTAAGATCGTTTACATAAGTTGCCATTTTAAGCTACCTTTTTCCATTCAGGAGTCTGATCACTGTCTACCGAACTCCAGCTAGGTGTTTGTGACGTGGACACCGATGACCAAGAAGGATCTTGAGTGGTCGAAACAGCAGACCAGCTTGGTGTTTGTGTTGTCGAAATTGCACCCCAATTCGGGGTCTGATCCGTGTCCACAAGCCCCCATACCAGAACCTGCGTGATTTCACCGGTTCCTGCCAAACCTTCAAGCGTAATACCTGAAGCACCAGAAGCCGTAACCGACCCCAAGCTACCTGTAGCCGCTCCCAGATCAGTAAGGCTGATGATGTTATTGGTGATGAGCGTGATGCTGCCCAACGCCGAAGTGCCTGCCACCCCTGTCGGGTAGACATTCGCGTCACCGGTAACCGTTTCATCGCCCAACCCAACCGTAGATGCCGTACCGCTGACGCCGGTAATCGCATAGCCCGCTGCCAGTAACGTGCCAACAGCACCCGTGCCCGCAAGGCCCGTGACCGCAACATTGGCCGCAGCAGCGATACTAAGTGAGCTAACCGCGCCCGTACCTGCCAACCCCGTAACCGCAACATTGGCAACACCTGTGGCAACCAACGTACCGACAGCGCCGGTACCTGCAAGGCCCGTGACAGCGACATTCGCCGCAGCACTGACACTAACCGAACCAAGCGCCGACGTACCGGCAAGACCGGTAAGTTCGACAGGAACCGGCTCACCCCAAGTGAGCGATCCCCATGTACTCCGGCCCCAACCTGTAATATTTGCCACATCACTCTCACTACGCTATGCGGATCACCGCGTTACTGGCGTCCGCCGTTGGGAACGTGATCGTAAAACTGCCTGCGGTAGAAGTCTTGTTACCGCCAAAATCAAACACCGCCACCGCCGGATCGCCCGATGCTGAATCGTTAAAGATCATGCAGCCTCGCGCCGTGATCGTGCAGGTACCGAAAGTTAAATCGGCAAAGTCCGTAAACGCCGTGGTGCCAGACGTGGTGGGGTCTATCCGAGTCAGGGAAGCACCCTTGGCCGTATAATTCGTACCCGTCGCTTCTTGAGAGGTGGTATACGCCGTGGTGGCAGCACTCATCGTGGCTGAACTGGTGTACAGCGCCAGATTGAATGTATTACCCCCTGAGAGTAAAAAATTGTGCTTCGCTTCCATGAGTTCTTTCTTGAAAGACGTACACATTGCTTGGGTGATTGCCATTACAGTCTCCTGATTATCGCGGCCAGATCGCTGTGGCCTTGCTGTTCCAATAAATTTCCCACCGTGCAGATATGGGATTCAATCGCCTTGTGCATGTAATCCGACAGTACCGCTTCCACCTGCTGCTTAAACACATGCGCCTGCTGCTTAATAGGCTCGGGAGCCGTGTTGCTGATACTCACAATCCTGTTGGCCGCCATGCGCGCCCATTCTTCCGGGGTGTGTCCGCGGTAATGGGTTGTCTCGACACCCAAATTACCCACCGATGTGTCTAATTCAACCTGTAACATCAGTAACTCGCCGGTTCCACCGGTCGTAACCCCGCTTGTTTAGCTGGCTTCATATCGTCTTCACGCCCATGAATGGACACCACCACGCCATCTTCCTGCTCGATGTTTGAGAATTGCGTGATCTTCAGATTGCCGTCTTCAGCATACACAACCGGCGGATTCTCCATCCGATGATACCCGTACAAACGTTTCTTTTCTGGAATATTGGTATCCAGCAACGGCGAACTTGGGGCCACGCCAACTTCCATGCCGGTCATCATGCAACGCGCCAGCCAAAACTCACAGCAGGCTCGTCCCAATTCTCCAAAGTGCATGTTGGTGGTGTAGGTGAAATCCGCGCCAAAAACACTCAACCGCTTAACCTGCTTCCACATCGCAAACGCCAGCGCGTAGGAAATGGTGTTGTTGAAATAGCCACAGCCAAGATCCGTAACGATCTCTTCCAGCGGATACAGTTCTATCGCCGGAACCCGTTCGTCCAGTTCGCATGAATACACCGGGCAGGTCAGCTTCGGCAAGGTCTTGCGCATCACTTCGGTCTGGCCCCCGGCATCCTCGGTATCGAAAAAACGCGAAGCAGGGTCCATCATAAACACCCGGTCGGCGTTGACCACCGCACACATCGAGTTCACCGCCCACACCTCGTCGTATTCTTCACTGTGCGTAATCGACAGGTGGTAATCCAACTGGCTGTGACCCAAGCCAAGCAACGCCACATGATTGAGTTCTCTAGCCATCAAGCCCGCATCGCCCTTACAGCGCCTCCCCGGTAGCTGTCGGTGGTGTTGTAGCCTTCCGCCAGCGCCTTCAGTTGCCCCACCGCTTCCTGATAACGGCCTTCATACATCTGCATCAGTTCGGCCTCACCTTTCAAGAAGCCATACGATTCAACCAAAGAGGCATACAGCAACGCCAGTTCGGCGTTATCACCGAGCCAACTGGTACCGCTGCTGGCCGCCGTGATCGATTCGGGTTTATAGAAATAATGCAGTTCAGCCGTGTAGCCGCTACCCGGCGTCGGACCTAGAATGAACGCATCGTCATCAAAAATACCGTAATACTTCGGTACCCCTGTAGTGGATGACACCGGATAAGCAGCCCGAATAAAGTTCACGTCTTTAAAAATTAGGTATTCATAACCGCTGTTGTCCAATGCCAAGCTGTATGGGGCCAGAAAATCACTCGGCGTTGCCAGATAAGCATTGCCGGAAGTCATCGTGCCCGTGGTGTTCTTGCGAAAATCAGGCAGTTGCACCGTTTTAAGAATACGGTTCTCTGCCATAGCGATGATCGTGCCGAGATCGTTAACAAACGTGGTCTCGGTTGTTTCCAGATAATCCTGAATAGCCGACTTCAAAGTTGTGTAAGTCCAAGCCATCAGCCTGTGCTCACCGTCAACCTGCCAACTTCACCGTGCATCGTCAGACCCACCGTGCGACTGCCCATAGCGGTGTCACCACCGCCAATCGGGTTCCAAGCATACAGCCTGCGGCTTTCGTCCAGAGTCGATTCCGGTCGTGGATGTCGCAACGATTGCGGATCAGATTTGTTGATAAGCCCCAACTGAAGCTGTGGCTGATCTTTGTCCATCACGTCCTTGCCCACACGCAAACCCGTGGGGCGACCACCTTCATACTGCTCCACCATGTCTTTCAACTTGTAGCGAAACCCGGTGCGGTCGCAATAACCAAACGCATATTTACCGTCGGCATAACTCATGTGAATCGATACCCTCCCGGTGTCACCCGAAACGAAGCTTTTTCACGGTCAGCATCAGCCGCCAAATTCCATTGCTCTTCGTATTCCGATTTCAGCATGGGCGCTCTTTCGGAGGCTTCGGGTCGTTTCAGGCTGATCTGGTAAGCCAGCCCGGAAACCAAGCACGGCAAGTACCGTGACGGCACGTCCATGTTGTTGGACCCCGGTGACCCGGAATCCTCGACCCGCTGCATGTAGTAGTAGCCCAGCGTGTAGGTTTCAGCACTGTCCGGCACCGGCCACAAATTGACCGCAATAGCACCGGGGTCTTTCTCCAACCAATACTGCAACGGCTTGGCTTCGGTCAGTTTATTGGATAAATGCGCGTGTTGACTGATCGAAACCCGCGTCAGCACTTGGTCGAACTGCTTGCTGGTATCACCTGAATCGGTACGGATATAGGCTTCAATGATATCAATGATATCGCTGGACAGCGCATAACGGGCCGTACCTGCGGTGATTGACGTGGTGCCTTCCTGTATGGTCCACAGGTTCAGCCCCCGGTTCTGCCATTCAAGCATTAACAAGTCAATGCTTCTTCTGGCTGTCCGGTAATCGTAACCGCTGCGAAGCTCCAACCCGGCGCGCTCGAACGATTCCTCGATCATATCCGCCAGATCGAGGGTAAAGGCATAAGTACCGCTGGTTGCCATTAACGCTTCCTAGATGGTTTTTTCTTCGCTTTAGCTTTTTTGGCTACCTTTTTAACAGCCGGTGTTTTCTTTACTGCTGGCTTCGCTTTCGGAGCTTTTGGCTGCATGTCAGACAAACGTGCCTGCGCCTCTTTCTTGGTCATCGCATCGAAAACAACCGCATCGTACCCACCGTCCACGTTCTTTGTGCCGATCTGGTAGACGGGTTCTCCCATCCTCTCAGGATGCAGCGAAGTCCCGTTCTGGAAAATCTCAAGACCACTCATGGTTATCTCCTACGAATAATGCTTCACCATCTTCAGAACCACGGTGTACGCATCACCGGAAGTATGTCCGACCGTGGTGAACATGATATCGCCCGTCACCCCCGTGCCAGCGTTGTTGTTCAACCCGCTGAACTCACTCATGTCGAGCGTGTCCGCGTAATCCGCCGGTAAGTGCATAGCCAGCACATCCGTGTCAGCATCCCAAAGCAGCTTGACACTCATGCCTAAAGTTGAAAACCACACGGACTGAATAGCCACGGTACTACAAGCACTACCCGTAACAGGGTCAGACCCCAGCGCCGAGACATCCACTTTTTTGACCGCAGATTCTCCGGTGCCATCACTGACGTTGGTGAAACTCATCACCACATGCCGAGCACCGTCCTGAATGGTTTGGCTGGTTACAGCATCTGCCATCTCGTTTCTCCTGTCTTAAATAACAGAGTGGAGGGGCGAACCCCCCACCCGGTTAATTCAATCACCGCTTACTCGAACGGTGTTGCTAACGTACCGTCACCATGAAGGAACGCTTCGCAATGCCATACCGCCGCACTGGTGGCAACCAAGCGAATCACACCACCAACCAGCCAACCCTGTGCTGCCGTACCCAAATCAATGGTGTCGTCATCACTGGCATCAGGAATGAAGGTGTTGTTGTCGGTGGCCGTTGCCGGGTCAAAGATCGTTGCAAACCCAGAGAACAAATCACTGGCGTTATCCGTGTTGATCTGACCCGCACCCGTGAAGGTGGTGCCGACGATGAAGGTGTAGTTGATCCCCGCAGCCGCCGTAGGCAGTGTCACCACAATACCCGCAGCCCTGTTCAGGGTGTAAACCGTGCCCGAATCCGTCGATTCAACGCTCTTGGTCGCAGACGTGATGCTGCTTACATTCGCGTAAGAGGAAACGTACCCCGTGGTGGTGATATTACCGCTGGTATCGATATCCAGATTGGTGGTAATGGCACCCGTTCCGGCAGTTTTGCTGATTTGCTCAAAACCACCTTCGGAACGAACCGGTCCGTTAAAGGTCGTGTTAGCCATGTCTTTCTCCTGTCGTGGCTAGTGTCTGCCGCATTATTGCGACAGTCAGGAAAAAGAGAGCGATTACTTACAAGCTATATCATCTGTCAAGTAAGCATCGCTCTCCCATATACCGAGTCAGTTATGCACCCGGTGATCCATACATCCCCAGTGGATCGGAAACGCCGAACGAATAACGCTCACGCGCCTTGTAGCGCACGTTGCCCGTATCGAAATCACCGTCCATCGAGGTTTCCAGCGAGGTACGCTCAAAGTGCTTCATACCATTCGGTACATCGGTAACGATGAACCAAGCATCCGAGTCAGTCAGATAATGATTGACCGAATACCCTTCAGGTACTGCCCCAAGACTCCGTACCGCATTGATGTCGTTATCAGCCGTCGCTACTCTTTGATCTGACTCAAGCAGTCGCGTAGCTGTAAACATCAAGGCCGGTGGCACCAACAACCGTTTCGGACGGGCTGCGATAAGAAGTCCACGCTCGTCGGTGACAGCAGCAATCGTGACGATGCCTGCCTCCAACGAGGTTTCATTCAAATCAGCCGCCGTTGCCGGACGGTTATCGTTCGTGCCTCCGCTGACGAGCGGGTGCCCGCCGCCACCGGTTACACCGTCACCCGACGCGGTGAAGAAGTTAACTCCATCCCCCGTCTGATAACTGTTGGTGAAACCGTTGTTAAGCGGATTAACGGCTTTAACCTGCTTCGTGTACGACATAGCCCGAGCGAGTGCCTTGGTGTAACGGGCACTGAGGCTGTCATAGAGGTTGTCCTCCATAGCTTCCTCGGTGATCGCAAATCCCATCGCAATCGTTTCGTGGTTATACCGTGCCGTGAAGGCTTCCTGCGCTGAATCGTAAGTGATCCCAGCCCCTTCGTCCTTCACCGGAGCAGCGTCAAACCCACTCAACTTCACCTCTTCCTCGAAAGAACGATCAGAGGACTCCGTATCATAAATAACGGTGTGCTCGTCAGCGTACTTTTCATACTCCAGACCGAACAGGGCGTTAAGCCCCGGCAGGAGTTCTTTAAGCATCTGTGCTCTTGAAATAGCCATGCTAAATTCTCCTTATATGCCTGTGGTATTGGTTAACTGATGCCCCGCATTGAAGCGGTAAATGCCATCAGTGTAGGTGTCACCCACCGAACTGTTAGGACCGTCAACAAAGTCAACGAGCCGAATCGGGAAGGTGTTGGTGGTTGCAACCGTCGAGCCATCGACAGCGTTCTTGCTCCTGCCAATGGTCGTTGATCCCGCCGTCTGAATGACGGAGAAATTAGCGCCCAAACCAGTCTGAGCAATAGCCTCATCGCTCTGCATTTTGAACAGAACGTCGGGGTCAATCAATACATAACCTGCTGCGTCTGAAGCCGCCATTGACGCAGGCCAAGTCTGATTGAACGTCATCTGAGATGTACTCGAATCGGTGTATTTACAACCTAAGAAAATTCCTATAGAGGTCAGCGCAGCGGTCCCGGTATCTTTCTCAATCGTACCGGCTGTGACCAGCTTCACAAAATCTCCATAGAATATTGCGGTGCCATACGCACTGGCAATCTTGATATGAACAACTTTTCCTGTAAAGGAGCCGCTGCTCGAACAAGTACCAACAGGTTCCGCACCATTTGGAGTTGCACTTGTAGCCATTTTGAATTTCTCCTAATTGCTACTGTTAATATTAAAAGGCGTTAGCCTTTTCCAAAGGTAGTGCGCGTACTTTTTTCTGGTCTCAACAACGGCATACGCGGATCGTTTTCTCGCATGTAATTACTGTCCACGGATTCCATTTGCCTTCGTGCAACTTCCTCAAAATGCTTTGTGCGCGCCCGCATTTTCTCTGCTGGCGCTTTACACAGAAGTAACCCGCCGACCTCAAGATTCCCATTAAACTGGGAGTTGATGTCAGGCATGATTTTCAGTTCAGGATGATCGTCCGCTTTCACGGGTATCCAGCCTTCCCTGAATTTCTTGGACACGTTGGTGTTATCAGCCTGACCCAGAACGCTAGTCCTGATCCATCTGAATATCCAACCGTCCTGCGGGTCGGGAGTCGGTAACACAGAAGAAGGAACCCAAGAGTCATCCTCTCGGACAAAATCTTCACGAGTGTCGTGAGACCTATCGGTGCGCTCATCCATTAGCCATCTCCTTAGCAAATTCTCTGGCGTACTGGTCATTTGTTAACCCCAGTCTCTTGGCGAGGGAGACCTGAGAGGACGATAGCCGCACTTTGCGTGGCCTTGCACCGTTATTCCTTGCGGACGGCGCAACAACCGACGTTGCCGAAGCTCTCTTGCCCGTCGCGGTCGCGGGTTGTCCAGTTCCGCTTTCATCCGACCAAGAGTAATTGGGAAATTGTTTCCGCATTCCCGTGTTAATGTAATCATAATACTCATCTGAGCTTGCGTCCATGTGATGATCCTGCAATGCCTGCTCATGTAAACCATAAGCCGTTGCGCTCATCAATTTTTCTTTAGGATCGCCGAACCAAGGATTTTCTTCAGCCCAAGTGGTTTGCTTTGCATCAAGCTGCGGAGCCTGTTGGGCAGCTTGCTGCTGCTGCTGATAAGCAGCTTGTTGCTGCTGCTGCTGATAAGCAGCTTGTTGCTGCGCAAGCTGGCTCTGGTCAGGTAAACTTCGTTCGTATTGCGCAACTTCATTCAATTCAGTTTGCGCCTGAACCATGCTCCCCTGCGCATCAACCACGTTATCGGTATTGCCTTCTTCATAAGCCTTACGATAACTTGACTTGGCGTTATCCAATGCCAACTGGGCGCGTTCTTTAACCTGCGTGATTAACGCACCCTCACCGCGCTGAATAAGAGCCTCGTATTCCCGGTTCTTACCGGCCAGTTGTTGCGCGACTTTAACCGCCTCTTCACGCATCCGCTCGGCTTCTTCCTTTTGCCGACGCTCCTCGTGCTGCGCAAAACGCAACTGATCGATGCGCTTTTGAACCTTCTTGCTGTAGCCTTCCAGTTCCTTCTCGTCAATATCGGTGCCATCATCATCCTTGGCGGACTCTTTGGCACCGTAAGGTGGCCGATCTTCAGGTGGCCTATCATCCACAATTTCAATATCAAGCTCGGATTTCTCCTCATCCTGATCCTGAGATCGCTGAACTATCTTGGTACGTACTCCGAAAAATTTATCTTCTGCGGATTGTACCTCTGGGGTGCCGCTCTCAACGACATTTTCTGCTTCGCTCATACCTTTACGATACCTCGCGGGTCTTCAACCACAGCTTCCACGCTATCATCGTTAATCAGCCGAAACTCCTTGCCATGAACCATGAACCGTGTGCCCGAATAAGCGCGCATCACGATCCAGTCACCCTTCTCACAAAACGGCCCTGACGGAAAACGCTCGGGATTTTTGTAAGCATCCGGCCCCATGTCGATAACAAAGCCCACAATCGATCCCACCTCTTCGGTATGAATCGTTTGCTTTGCTTTGATGATACCGCCATCGGTTTTCTCATCCGGTTCGGGTAAGGCAATCAGTATCTTGTAGCCTTTCGGCTTCGGCATCTGAGTGGCTTTACGAGCACTGGCTTCATCAATATCCACCGGCTCGGTTTTTACTGTCGCTAATGAACTAGTCATCAAAAAGACCTTGCACTGGAAAAAGGCGTCCAGAGTCGCCTGCACCGCCTATGCGGAGAATCATGCTTTCTCTAATCGCTCCTGTAAATCAAGCAATTCCCGTTCCGCGAGAGCCAATCCCTCAACGACCCCGCAACAACGAGCATATTCTGCAAAATCTTTGCAAGCACCTGCACTCAGGTGATCGCTGGTCTCATTCATTATCCGACGAAACTGTTGCCGCAAATATACCAGAGTATTATCTGGAACGGCATCAAAATGTTCAACTACACTACTCACCCATCAAGTCCTTGGCAATACCGACACCAATTTTAGCTCCCTCAATTTCAGACTTGGAAGCAATCTTACGGCTTTCCAATTCTTCCTTGGAGTTCTCCGCGGCAATCTTGGCCCCCAACTTAGCACGATCAGTACGCTCTTGTAAGTCCAACCGATCACGTTCCAACTGATCCTTGCTGACGGCTTTTTGCATGTCGAGGTTAATCTTTGCCATTTCGGCCTGCGCCTTGGCCTGTGCCTGCTGTTGCTTGATCTCAAGCTCTTGGCGTTGCATTTGCAAGATGGGGTCTTCGGCTTGTTCCTGCTGTTTCTGCATTTCAGCCTCTTGCTGATCCTTACCAAGCAGTTGTTCAGCCGCAGGAGCCACCAATTGCGACAAACGGTACTCGATATCCTCTGGCAACGGCTCATCAGGCGGTGGTAACGGCACACCAAGCTCTTTTTCGATCTCACGGCGGTACTGGAAGGCCACATGCTCGGAAATATGCGCCGCCATTGCCGCTTGAGTGGCTTCAGCGGTCGGACTTTTGCTAAGTAGCTCCATAATCTTGGGGTCTTGCACGATTGCTATGTGAGATTGGATATGAGCCTCGTGATCCTGATAAATAAAGGCTTTAATCGGCTCACCGTTGATGATATGCATGTTCTCTGTGACCGGATCGCTCGGACTGATCACGTCTTCGTCGGGAATGATGTCATCGGTGTCCCGAATCCCCAAAACTTCCAGCATTTGCCGGTGCAACAGGGGTAAATCGTACATATCAGGCGCTTGGGCCGCCAATTGCAGTGCCGCTTGGTACTGCATGATGCGTTGTGCCAGCGTTCCGGCGTTCGGATCGCTGACCGGGATGATATCCACGCGATCATCGAAGTCTTCAAGGGTCAATTCACCGCCTATCAACTCATACGGGTACTCGGTTGGGCCGAAATCACGCACGATCCCCGACAATATACGCAATTCCTTACGCATCGAGGCGTGTAAGCGGGCTTGCACCGCGCTCATCACCTTCATGGTGCGCTCTAAAATTGCTAACGTGGTGCCAACCGGCGCTTCGGCGTTCATGTCCGCCACTTTCACGTCCGCCGCCGAGGCAAACCGACGCCCTTCCTCCACAATATCGCCCATCAACTGGTATAAAACAGCGGATGGCTCCTTGTAGGGCAGAAAACTGATGTTGTCGCGGATCACGCCGCCCGGAACGTCCACGTCACGGAACTCTCCGGGCATGATCGGGGTGTCATCGCCCTTGATTCGCAGTCCCCGTGCCTTCAGACCGCCCGGTAAGTTGGATAAAGTCCCCGCATCGACCAGTTGCCGCAGCAACGAGGTGGCGGATTTCGCCAACCCACCGATCATGTGGATCAAACCGAAGCCGTAAAAGCCGAGTCCCGGCAAATACTGGTAATGCACGAAATGCTCACGCTTTATTTTCAGCGGATCGTCTTCGTACCAGTTGCGCCGGATCGCCAAAACAATGCGTGAGGACTTGTCAATGCTTACGACGTAGGGCAAACCGATACCGGTCGGCTCGCCACCCTCGGTGTCTTCAAACCCCGGCAAATCCAGATCAACCTGAATCTCTAAAATGGTGTGCCGCGAATCCATGTCGTAGTTGGCTGAATCCCCGGTCAACTGATTGTATTTGCGTTCTATCTCACCGGTATCGGGACTGGGGGCGGGTAAGTCCACGTCGAGAAAAAACCCCGACACCTGCAATTTACGCACTTCGTTCTTGCTGCGCTTCATCACATGGGTGGCGCGTTCGCAGGTGGTCAGGTCTGCCGCGCCGTAACTGACCACGAAATCCTCGGCAGGCACAAACATCGAGCACGGACGCCCCAGATTCGGATCTTCGTAAACCTTGCGAAAGGCCGAACCGGCCAGCGGCAGCGAAAACAGCATCTTCTCGGTCTCGGAACGGTATTCGGTCATGCGCTCAGTGATCAGGTAATTGAGGTAATCCTTGACCCGATTCGCCTGTTGCTGTTTTTCGACGGTCAAAGCCCCGACCACGGCGGTCTTGACCGGACCTGCTGCCGGGAACAGTTCCTGAATCGCCTGCGCCTGAAAACGAATCACCGATTCGGTCAGCAATGGGTGAAACACCCCGCAAGCCCCATCCCAAGGAGTGGTGCGGTCAGCGTGTTTAAGGCCGAGCAGATCCAGCCCGTTGACGTAAGTCTCTTCCCAGTCGCCCCGGCTGTCACGGTCTGACTTATAGGCGGAAACCAACTCCGAAGAAATATCGTTCAGTTCCGATTCGTCGATGTATTCAGCCAAATTGGCGTCATGTTCGGTACCACCCTGATCCATCGCGTTGGGGTCAAAGTCAATGACCACACCGCCATCAGGGGTTTCCATCGACACCGATTCAGGGTTGACGATCTCGATTTCCAGATCGGCTTCTGGCTGTGACGGCAGGAAAGGGTTTTGCCCTAACGGGCGTTCAATCGCCATTTATCCGTTCTTGCGAAATATTTGCGGACGTGCCGCTCCACTGCCTCGGGCAAAGGTCTCGTCATGGCCGTTTTTAAACCCAGCGGACACGGTTTTCGGCTCAACAATACCACCATGAGCCATCTTCTTCACCTTGCCGCCCTTGGCGTATTTCAACTTGGCCTTTCCGGGCTTTTTCTTGGTGCTGTCGTAGTAACTTGGCATTATCTTCTCCTTGAACCTTTGGTTAAACCTTTAATGGCCTTACCGTCAATACCGCCCCCTTTTGCAAATTTGAGAGGAACTTATTCTATTGTCCGGGAGGGTCCTTCCGCTTGTTGTCTATCTAATCGAGTCCGTAGACCCTCCCTGCTTCTTTGTTTTCCAGCTTCGTGACGAGCAGCTTGCTCTTTTATTCTCGATGGGGTGCGTCCTTCCGCTCTAGCCACTTTAGCCGCTTTCTTATCTATTGCGACATTTCGTTTGTCTAGTTCCTTTTTAGCTTTATCAACAGCGGCCCTGCCGTATTTTTTAACAGCCTCTCTTGTGCCTTTTGATAAAAGCAGTCTTGCTACGATGCCTAACGCTGGTAATGCCATTTCATTTTCCCTGTGCGTAAAACTTCTGTTCCCATACCTTATGCCGCCTGATCGGTGCGCGAAAGTACGGCAGAAATCTACCGGCTTTAAGCACCATCCAGTTCAACCAGTTCCACGGCCACGGCAACGGGCGCATGTAATCTAAAAACAACACCACCCGGTTGCTGTCGGTCATGTTAACCGCAATGTGCTCGTAAGTGTCATCAAACACCACCGCCTTGCCTTCTTCCCAGCGGTATTCCTGCTCGCCGCATACCAGCACACATCCCTTTCCCTGCTGTGGAATCTGCATTCCCAGATGAATCCTGATGATCCCGCACCACGGCCCTTCATGGGGCATCAGCATCTTACGCGGCCCTAACACGGAAAAATAGGCTGACACAACATTCCTGTGCTGATCCAGAATCGCCATTGTCTTTGGCACTTGCGCGCAGTTCTTTTTGAACCTGAACGTCCCGGCCTTTAAGAAAAAAATCTTCCACTTGTCATCGTTGGAGATGTATGTCTGGTCGGGGCTGATGTCCTGAAACGGGGTAAAATCAACCACTCGTTGCATCAGCGGTTCCAGTTCCGCCTTGATAACCGCGTAGTTATCCTCCAGAACCTTGGTGATAGGAAAATCTTTTTTATCGAAATACACGCCGTCGCCAACCAGCGACTTCTTCCTGAAGATCGGCCTGAGAAGCCTTTCAATAGGCCATGTGTTAACAGAAGTCATCAGTAATAATCGGCGGTGCGCTTGCGCATCGGTTCGTCTTCCTCGTCGGTGTGCAGTCGCAAAAAACCGCCTTGGCGAAACCGCAGCAATGCCTGCGTACTGCTATCCACCAGATCATCATGCTCCCCGACCGGAAAAGATGCAAATTCCTCGATCACCATCTCGGCAAACCGGGTCTCCGGGCACCACACCACACCGGACGCAAACAGGTCAGCCACCGCGTTAACCCGCGCCACTTTATCGTTGCCGCGTGACGGGGTGAACTCGGACACCGGCACCCCCATCGCCCGCATCTCAAACACCAGCGGCGCACCCGCTGCTTTCGCTTCAATGATGCAGGCATCGGGCTGTCTTGAGGTGTAGAACTCCATTGCCTTTTTTTTCAGTTCGGGAAATTCCAGCCGTTCCTTGTAGGCGTCCAGCAAGATGATGTTCGGTCGGGTCGAGCCTTCATCGTCAGGCTGATAAAACACGCCCCAAGTGGTGCAGGCCGAGTAATCAGCCCTTCGGGTTTTCAAAAACGCGGTGTCCCATGACTGAATGATAAACTCGCAATGCGGGGTGCGGTCCTGATGCCAGCGTTTCCACCATTCCCGCTTCACCAGCGCGCCTTCCTCGGAGGTCGGGTCTTGCTGGTATTGCGCCGACCACTTGGACGCAGGCAATTCGTTCTGCAATGCCAGCAATTCCTGCTGACTCCAGAACTCCGGCCACAGCGCATTGCCCGAAGGCATGATGGCTGGGAATTCAATCACCTCCCATTCGTCCACGCCTTCCCGCTGGGTGGATGCCTTGATGATCTTGCCGGTCAGGTCACGTTTGTGCCAGCGGGTCATCACGATGATGATGGCCCCACCGGGCTGCAACCGCTGTCTGGGACCGGAGGTGTACCATTCGTAGGTTTTGTCGAACACCGAGGGATCGATGCTTTGGCCTTCCTGCTCGGAATGCGGATCATCGATGATCAGCAGGTCGGCACCTTTACCGGTCACCGCACCGCCCACGCCAATAGCGAAGTATTCGCCGCCTTGACTGGTGCTCCAGCGGCCTGCGGCCTTGGAATCGGCACGTAATCCGAGCGACGGAAAAATCCGCTTGAAATCTTCGGAGTTCACCAGATTCCTGACCTTGCGCCCGAACCCCACCGACAATTCCGCCGTGTGTGCGGTCTGGATCACCTTCTTGTCAGGAAACTGCCCCAAAAACCATGCGGGCAGCAGGTAGGAAGCAAACTCCGACTTGGTATGCCGCGGTGGCATGTTGATGATCAGGCGCTTCAAATCGCCATGAATCACCCGTTCAAAGGCTTTTGCCATGATGGCATGATGCCTGCCTTCGATAAAGGCAGGCCATGCGTGCTTGACGAATCCCATGAAGCTGTCTCTGGCGGCGAAGGTCTGCTTGGCCTCCGCCACTTCCTCGACCAGTTCCAGCATCTTCCGCTTGTCTTCAAACGGCAGGTTACGAATCTGGCGAAGTGTCTCAGGGGTGATTCTTTCGAGCATTTATTTTCCGCTGCGCTTGCTCCTGCCACGACCTTTGTAGCCGGAGGCATAAACCGCCTTTCCCTGACGGGCCGCCTGAGCTTTGGTCGGGTAGACCTTACCTGAGTTGCCCCAGCGATAACCGCCCTTGACCTTGCGTACCGGCATCTGTTCAGAACCTAAACATTTGGATCGCCAGCATAACAAAAAAAGCAGCAGGATAAGATTGGCCTATGATCGAATGCTCATCAATCTAGGGTAACCGACATGCCTTACCCTGCTGCCAGAAAATGGACGTAGCTTTAATTTAATTACTGTAATTTAATTACTGTAATTAAATTGCTGTAACTTACCAGCTATAAGCTACTAGCTATAAAATAAAAAAAAAAAGAAGCTAATATTAGCTATAGCTATAACAGTAACTAATAGCTACGTCATTCCGATGGGATTATAGCTAACATAATCCACCGGGGGATAAAAAGCAATTTTTTTTTTTAAAAAAAATTTTTGTCGCTAGGATTCCTAGGCAATTCCCTGTAATAAAAGGGCTGCCAGCGAATTACAACTATGCAACATTATGGTAAAAGTGTAAAAACTTGGTAAAACTATGAAATTATGGTCATTATTGACTGATGTTGAAAATATCGGGTGATTATTTGAGTGGAATAATACGTATAACTCTCCACCCCTACAATTTATTCAAGGGGGGGGTGGGGGGTCGGCGCGCAGGGGTCATTTTTTGTTGAAAGTGGGAAACGCCGATTTTAGACCTTAAATTCTGAGACCAAGAATCAATAACTTAGACCCGAAACCTAGAAAATAGCAGGGTGGGTTTTTCCTTATTATGCTGAAACCCGCATAAATGCTAGGCACTTTACATAATAACGGTTATGCGCAAACCGTCATTCTTAGGTAAAAGTGGGATTTAGTGCAGACCGGGATCGACTGGTGCTGGTGTGGGTTCTGGCTCTGTAACCGGCTCAGGCTCTGGTTCTGGCTCAGTGACCAGCCCGGTCAGTGCTTCCAACTTGGCGAGCAACTCGGCTTCGATTGTTTCGGGGTCACGAGTCTGGGAAGTGATTGATATATCAGTGGAAAATAGCCCACAGGACTGCCCAAGCAGCCGTGCTGCTGCGACCTCAACCATAGGCGTACCTTCATCCAGTAGCTGGCGGAGTTTGGTCAAAACGCGGTCTCGGTCAGTGACCCCTACAACCAACATAGCCTTAGCCTTTCGGGCCTGAATCTGTTCCACCAATAGTGCAACGTTAGGGTTCGCCGCTAGGCGGCTCGCTTCCACCCGGATAGATGCGTTCGACATTGGCCCACTGGTTGTATCGTAGACGGCGCGGTAGGTGTCGCTGAGATTGTTCGTTTTTCCCGAAGCGATCATCTCGGCGAACTTGCGTTGTTTGGGCGTGAGTTTTTGCTGCTTACTTTTAGTCATGATTCCAAGCATAATTTCCACCTTGTGGCTGTATCCATACTTTCACCAGTATTAATATTTATACAATACTGTTGCACTGTTTGGCTGTTCTGGTTATGTTGGGTTTAGTATTTATATATATATCACCACCTAGGAGATGCTAAGTGTTTGGATTTGAAGGTGAAATATTTGGATTACTGGATAATGGCGTGCTCGCGCTGTGCGCGATGTTCGGTATTGATATAGACAAAAAGCTCGGTGGCAGTGGGGTCAATGGTGCCTTGTTCGGGGCATTGCTCGGCAACACCTTGAGCGATGCAATCGGGGCAATCGCTGACCCGGCGTTGCGTGATAACGCAATCGGGATCACTGCCGGTTGTCTGGAAGTTTTCGTTGTTGTCTGGGTCGGCTTACGACTCTGGCGATTATTCACTGGCCGCAACGCGGCTTAATTTCACACTATTAGGAGCAAAAAATGTACACACCGCAACTCTATCCACTAAAGGATTCTATAGGCAATGTTCATCATGTCGGAGTGGTACGCGATAGCTGCACTGGCACATATGTCGGATCAATATGTGAAGGGGTTTCTGTTTTGATGTTATCGGGTAGATACCGACAGCCAGTGGTAGCAGTCGGGGAAGCCAATACGCCACTGGAAGCCGCAAAACAGGCAATGCAAAACTACAACGCCAGCAGCTAACCGCCCACCACAACGCACCCACTAAGCCCGGCCCGTCCGGGCTTTCTGGGTGAAAGGATCAACCAAACCATAAGAGGATTAAACCAATGCAATCATTATTACAGGAAGAATTAGAATATTCGCAGATATCGCACCCCGGTATTTTCCACCGGATGTACTACACACCGACGTGGGAACTGAAAATGATCCGCCGGTCATTACGCTCGCCGCTCCGGTGGGTGGAACGTTTAGCCGCGTTCATAAACGGGAACTCCATGCATTGCGATGCAAACGGCAATGTTCGCATCACGAGCATAAAAGTAAGCGACGATGCCGCAAGGCTGGCAATTGTTAATCTGATTTTACAAAAAAGGGGGGCATAACCAATGAAAGAACAGATAAAAGAATTTATGGAACGCGTCAATAGCGAGATAGCCGGCAAATATGCCGATTCGCCCGACTGGATGAAAGAACAAGCGCAATTAACCGTAAGTTATGGAAAAAAATACGCCAGACTTATGAGCAACAATGGCGGTAGTGCTTGGGGTTTTATCAATCTCAAAACGGGCGATCTATTAATGCCCGCCGGTTGGAATCGCCCAGCAAAGCACGCAAGGGGCCATATATCGACCGCCGAATATGGACGCAACTACACTCAATACGGGCCGAATTACCTTAAATAAAAGAGCAAAAAAACGTACCCCACCAAGCCCGGCCTGTGCGGGCTTTTTGGGTGAAACCATAGACACATTTTAAGAGGACTAAACCATGCCAGTATTGATACGACCGAAAAAACTACCCAAGCCCGCCAATACGCGCGGGTTTGTGATGTACGCCGGACCCTCCGTGCTTGATCGGCAGCCTATTGTTGTTATAGCAACGATGAAAAGTAGCAATGACAAAACCGGCGACATGGTGCAGGTTTGGATTCTGCGTAGCGATATAGACCCGGTTGCAGCGTCAAAAATAGGCGCTGATATTTCAATATGCGGGAATTGTTTGCACCGGCATTTTAACAAAGGCGCTTGTTATGTGAACTTGGGACAAGCGCCTTTGGCTGTATATAAATCATACAAGGCGGGCAAATATCCGGCATTCGATCCACAATTGCATAGCCGCTATTTTACCGGGCGCAAAATCAGGTTAGGCGCTTATGGCGACCCGGCGGCAGCGCCTTATGAAATCATGCAATCGTTAACGGAACTGGGCAGTGAGCATACCGGGTACACTCACCAAATTGCTGGTAAACAATTCGATCCGCGGTTTTTGTCGCTGTGTATGGTATCCGCTGATAGTCCGAAACAAGCGAAAAAGTATCAATCACTGGGCGCAAAAACATTCCGCATAGCAGCGGAAGGCGACAAGCTCACAAACAACGAACTGCAATGCCCTAACCAATCAACCGGCATTCAATGCATTGATTGTCTGTTATGCGATGGCAGCAAGCGAAACATTGTTGCCGTTGTTCACGGTTCACGCGCTGGGAATTTTAGAACCGCAATCCAAGCGTAAACTATACGCTACAACGTACCCCACCAAGCCCGCCCGGTGCGGGCTTTTTGGGTGCAAGATTTTGTAACCTAAACCAAAAGGGGTCCAATAGATGAATATTACAAAAAGGCAATTTGACGCCATACGGGAATTGCACAGCCGCGGCGGCGCTGTCCTGACTTCGGAGTGGGTCAATGGTAGCGGCGCACACACCACCCGGCGCGTAGTGCCGCCTTACTGTGAGCGGATAGTGCGTGGCATATCAGGCTACTACCCGCAGCGTATCCGGTTGATGTTTGAGCGGCATCCGCGGGCATTGGCTGTTGTCGCTATTGTCAATATGCGAGCGGTCAATAAGTTATTGAACCCGCCGACCAGCCAAGCGTAATCTATACGCTACCAGTGGGGGCCGCTAATGCGGCCCCTTTTTTTTGCCTGTAAGGTTTTAACGCGCTAAGGGGTACTTACCCATAGGGTACAGCCTGATCGTCGTATAGGCGGCCACTGGGGCGGTCTAACAAGCAACAAGCAAACACCGGACAGTCTCACCTAGTACAGCCGCCCGGGTCATTGATAGCCGCCCTTACCCGGTCATTATTCTCATACTCTCACGCGCTGCACTCCTGCTCTCACGCGCTGCACTCCTGCTCTCATGTTGTTGCTTTGTTCTAGTGTATCGTTTAAGCTATCCCAGATTTCAATCAAACCAACGAGGACATTACATGAAAGAAAAATTAATTTTTATGATCACGATGAAACGAAGAGAACAGGGCTGGACTGACGAGGCAATTAACAAGATGCGTAAAAAGCTCTTCAGAACAAAGATCAGCGACTTGAAAGCCTTGAACGCAGCCATCAAATGGCCTGAGCATTGGAAGCATCAATAAGAAAATACTGGTTGACATATTCACCCCCCCCACTACCCCGGCTTGTCTGGGGTTTTGGGGTGCAAGGATCAACCAAACCAACACAGGGGAAACATGACATGACTAGCTTAACAAAGGATCAAATTGGTGAGATTGAGAATATCTTGCTGACGCACGAAAAGCACAAGGGCTGTTATATGTGGAGCGGCGACAATGGGAATCTGGGGCAACGTCGCAGGCAAGAATTTGATAATCATTATCAGTTCGATGATGTCTCCGTTTCTCAGGCTATGACGCAAAGCCGGAAAAATACCTACTATCAATTGCGGGTCGAGGTGGACGGAGTGAAAAAAGACGTTCGGGTGCTTAAAAACCTGATCAAAAACCAGCATATGCAGAATTAACCGACGTTGACATATTCACCCCTATTAACCCCGGCCAGTCTGGGGTTTTTGGGTGAAACCAGAGGACAAAATTATGAAACTCAAACTAAAATTTTCCGAACCAAAAACGATTGGCGACGGTCGCACCGTTTCATCGTCACCGCTGCCGGAAAATGCCGATGACTTTTGGGCATTCTGGCGCGCTGAAAAACAGGCGATCAAGGCCGCCGGTTACTCGGTCGGAAAATTCAAAGATGAATGGCAGATCAGCAAGTGGAACGATAAAAAAATCGATGCCTCGATCATTGCCGATTCGCAAGCGATCACAGCGCCCGCAGGGTTCGACGTGCCGGTGCCTGACGGCTTGAGATACTTCCCTTACCAACTCGCCGGGATCAAGTTTCTGGCGGAGCATGAATCGGTCTTGCTGGCCGATCCGATGGGTCTTGGCAAGACGATCCAAATTTTGGGATTGCTGAATCTTGAGCGGCCCAAGACCGTTTTGATCGTCTGCAAGTCCAGCCTTAAAATAAACTGGCTGCGCGAGACTGAAAAATGGCTGGCCGAACCGCGTTGTATAGCCGTGGTGAACGGCGGCAAAACACCGTTCCCCGCTGACCCAGACATAGTGATTATCAACTACGATGTATTGAACAAACATAAATCGGCGCTGTTGTCGCGGACGTGGGGCTGTGTGGTGTTTGACGAGTCTCATTTCCTAAAAAACAACCGAGCGGCCCGCACCAAGGTGGCGCTGAAAATCAAGGCGAAACGACGCTACGCCTTAACCGGGACACCGATACCGAATAGGCCCATTGAAATCCAACCCGTTGCCGGATATTTAGATCAGAAAGAATTTGGCAATTTTATGGGTTTTGCGAAGCGTTACGCCAACGCCCACAAAAATAATTTTGGTTGGGATTTTGACGGGTCATCGAATCTTGATGAATTGCGCGAGCGGCTGCGTTCAACCATCATGCTTCGCCGTGAAAAATCAGCGGTGCTGCCCGACCTGCCAGCGAAACGTCGGCAAGTGATCGTGCTGCCTTCGGATGGCTACGACGATGTGCTGGCCGATGAGGCGTCGTTTGCCACGATGGGTGATGCTTTGCTGGAGATCAGCAAGGGTGATCGCGTCAGGTTTGAGGAAATCTCAAGGGTCCGCCACGCCACCGCGCTGGCAAAGGTGCCAGCGGTTGTCGATCACCTTTTGGCAATCGATGAGCCTGTGGTGGTTTTCGCCCACCACCATGACGTGGTTGAAGCTATTGAGAAGGGCTTGGAGGACTCGCGCAGCGTGGTGACGCTTCATGGCGGGCATTCGCAGGATCACCGGCAAGCCGCAGTGGACGATTTTCAATCCGGCAAAGCCGACGTGTTCATCGGTACCATAGGAGCCGCGGGTGTTGGGTTGACCCTAATCCGAGCCAGCATTTGCGTGTTCGCAGAATTGGATTGGGTCAGCGGAAGCCTGAATCAAGCCGAAGATAGACTTTGTCGAATTGGGCAGCGTGACAGCGTTTTGTGTCAGCACATCGTGATCGATCACTCGCTCGATGCTCGCGTCATCGAATTGGTGGTGAGTAAACAGAGCATCACTGACACCGTGCTCGACACCTACGTTCAACCGTCCCCAGAGGCCGTGTCACAGCCGCAAACGGTGAGCCGTACACCAACCATCGAGGAACTGGCTGAAGCGTTCAACGTCGAGGCTAAGGACGAGGTGCGTGAGATCGACCTGCGGCAGATACCTTCAGGGCGTTACGCCGTGCCGGGTGGTGACACACGGCTGAAGGTTTATATCCGGCACGTCGATGATGGCAAGTATTCGGGTTGGTCGTTTGTGACCGACTGCGCCATCTACGGGGACCAAAACCGATATGGCAACCAGCGACCCGGTGGCCTCTATTGCGGTCAGATCGGTGAGGCACTGCAAACCATCGTAGAGGATCACGTCGCTGCCGCTGCCGCTTATGGGCGCTTGGTCGGCACATGCGGATTCTGCAACACCCATCTTGAGAATGAGGAATCGATTGAACGCGGGATCGGACCGGTGTGCTACGCAAAGTATTGCAGCTAGCACTTTTGTTGCACCAGGTTGCAATGTTCAATTGTTTCGTATAGGATTGTTTTTCATTAAGGGCTAAACCAAGAGGGCAAGAGGAGAAAGTGATGAAAAAGGTTGATAGATACACGCGGGCTGGGGCTAACGGAAAAGCAATCCAGTGCCCGATTTGTGAGCATCATGCAATTGTTTATCACTTTGCTTGGGGCGCTATAACTTGCCTTGGATGCAAAGCAATGGTTGATAAGCAAGATTTTTTAATTCCAACTGACGAGTAACTGATTGGTTATCAGTCGAAACCGCTGGAGAGGTCAGCGGTCTTGGAAAACCAAACGAGGACAAATGAAATGAGAATTAGCTTATCAACTTACGAAGTCATCGAGGCAGTCGCGGATTTTGTGCAGACAAAGTACAGCATGACTGTAGATTCAGACCTGATCACTGAGTCATCGCTTGAGTATCAGGAACGAGAATATGTGTACAAGAAGCACAAAAATGGACGGCTTAAAAAGGACGAGAATGGCTACAGAATTGTTGACCATGAAAAATCGAAATGGATCACGAAGTTTATTTTTTTCAACGGCGAACTCCATTTACAAATCGACTCAGAGGACTAAACATGGCTGGCTATGACTTAGATTTTGGGATGAGCAACAACGCCATTGATGCCTACAGCAATGGGGTGCGCCCGTTATCACGCTGGACCGTCGAGTTACTGCGCGAAGGTGGCTGGAAGGAGACACGAACGCTTGCGATGTACCTTGCCAAGAGTGGTTTCTGGCCGTCGTTTGAATGGCATCATTCTGGCGGCACTTGGTTCAACGAGGTCAAATTTTACGACGTTGAATACCTTGTCGAACGCTGGGACGATCTGACCGAGGCGGAACGTGATGAGCGCCGCGGCGCAGCTAAGTGCAAGCCCAAGGCAGAGGAAGGTCGAAAGGTAAGCGGTCACTTCACGATTTGGGGTGGATCGCGCCGCCGACCAACGAAGATGGGCCAGCAAGAATTCACCGGGATTCTGCGAGGCGGATGGATTCACCTTGACGGGGGCGGCAGAAAAAAAGCCTCGGGCAACCACATTCAATGGCGCTATTCTGAGGAGCGAACGTGGATGGAATGGGTGCAAGAATTGACACACGAGCGGGCTTTTGAGGAAAAAAAGAAAAAAGTAGCAGAAGCGATTGCTTCAGGAGCTACGGTAGATGAAATGTCACGCTTTAACAATGGGTTTTTTCGGCCAACATTGATAGCTATGGGCCATGATCTTACTGAGGACTAAACCATGATTGATTTTATGAATTTTTTTGCCGAACCATTTTTTGTAATGGGCGTGGTGTTGCTTCCCTTAGCAATCACTTATTTCAACGACTAGAACGACTAGGAGGACATGACATGAAACCGAGAATAGAAAATTTTGACGATATGGAAGAAGTGAAGAACCCGGACGGTTCGTTCAGGGGATACAAAAGCATTAACTTCGACAATGCTATGGCTGATTATAATCGTGAAGAAAGGAAAAGGTTCA